TCCCTGAAATCCCTACCCAATTAAAAGAGGTCTATAAAACTGTTTGGGAAATGTCACAAAAAAGAATTTTACAAATGGCGGCAAATAGAAGTATTTTTATTGATCAATCACAGTCGTTGAATTTATTCATAGCTGACGCAACTAAGGCAAAATTATTAGCCGCACATTTATTTGGTTGGAAGTTAGGTTTAAAAACGGGTATGTATTATTTAAGAACGAGAGCAGCTGTTGACGCGTTGAAAGGGTTAGGTGTTGACACATCATCAACTAAACCTATCGAAATTACATCTTCAGTTAATAATGTAGAAGTACCTACAAATAATACTTTAATAAGTGAACAAACTCCAGAATTGGTGATGACATCTGATAGACCGACAGATTCACCATTCGAATGTGAGGGTTGTGGTTCATAAAAATAATGGAAGATCTCCTAAAAGTACATCCCTATGATAGTGGTACTTTTAGATTCCAGGTCTCGAGAATAAAGGAGGTGAATATCAAGACACTAATTAATCCTGACTTTGGTCGGGATTTTTTATTTATTACCATTTTATAATAGTTTATATTTATAGAGTATGACAACATATGGTATAGATTTTCCATTTAGAGATAGTTTAAAAGGTGACTACCTTAGTTTAACTGAAACACCTGAAAGAGAAGTTAGGGCTAATTTGATACATCTTTTATTAACAAAAAAAGGAAGTAGATATTTTTTACCCGATTTCGGTACCAGAATATATGAGTATATTTTTGACCAAAACGATATGGTGACCTTTAGTTTAATTGAGGACGAGATAAGAGAAGGTGTGAAAAAATACATACCAAATTTAGAAATTAATTCTATAGATATTGTCTCAGCAGAAGAGGACCCGAATCAAGATGTAACAATAAGTCAAATGGAAGATGAGAGATTATTTAGGGTCTCCGACTACTCAACTAAACCATATACTGCTAAAGTAAGAATAAATTATACGGTAAATAACGGAGCCTTTTCATCATCCGATTTTGTAATTATAAACATATAATATGAGTAAGAAAATATCATACGCAACCAGAGATTTTGCGGGATTAAGAAACGAATTAGTTAACTTAACTAAGGATTATTATCCTGATTTGGTTAAAAATTTTAACGACGCATCAATCTATTCAGTCTTATTAGATATTAATGCTGCGGTTGCTGATAACTTACACTTTCATATCGATAGAGTTTGGCAAGAGACTATGTTGGATTTTGCACAACAAAGACAATCATTATTTCATATTGCAAAAACTTACGGTATTAGATTACCAGGAGTTAGACCGTCAGTAGCACTATGTGACTTCTCAATAAATGTACCTGTTAGTGGTGATAAAGAGGATTTACGTTATTTAGGTATATTAAAAGCAGGTGCACAAGTTTCTGGCGGAGGTCAAGTATTTGAAACGATTGAAGATATTGATTTCTCATTACCGTACAATAGTAAAGGTGAGACGAATAGGTTAAAAATACCGAATTTTGATAGTAACAATAGATTGTTATCCTATACCATAACTAAAAGAGAGGCGGTGGTTAACGGAACAACTAAAATTTTCAGAAGAGTAATAAATCAAGTGGATCAAAAACCATTTTTAAAACTTTACCTACCCGAACAAAACGTTTTAGGTGTGACAAGTATAATACATAAAGATGGTACAACGTTTGCCGGTAACCCAACAAGTAACGAATTTGCGTCGTCAACTAATAAGTGGTACGAAGTTAAATCTTTAATTGAAGATAAAGTGTTTATACCCGACCCAACAGGTGAACAAGATAGACCTAATTTTAAATCGGGAACCTATTTAAATGTTAATAATAAATTTGTTACAGAATATACACCTGAGAGTTATTTTTCAATCACATTCGGTTCGGGAACGGTTAATCCTTTGGATAATTTAGATAACTATATGAGTGGTGATATGAAAGTAAACCTTGCTAGTTATTTAAATAATATGTCATTGGGTGCGATACCAAAAACAAATACCACATTATTTGTCAAATATCGTGTTGGTGGTGGTAAAGATTCGAATTTAGGTGTAAACGTCATTCAAACAGTCGATGATGTGGAATTTAATGTAACAGGACCCAATTCAACCACAAATACACAAGTAGTGAACTCATTAAGAGTCACTAATATTACACCGGCAGTTGGCGGGGCAGACCAACCAACAATAGAAGAAATACGTAATATGGTTTCTTATAATTTTTCGGCACAAAATAGAGCAGTTACGTTAAATGACTATAAAACGTTGATTGAAACTATGCCATCAACGTATGGTGCACCTGCGAAAGTTAACGTGATGGAAGAAGATAATAAGATTCGTATTAAATTATTGTCATATGATGAAAGTGGTAATTTAACCGACGTCGTGTCTAACACATTGAAAAATAACATATTAAATTATCTTTCAGAATATAGAATGATTAATGATTATATCGACGTCGTTACTGGTGAGGTTATTGATTTAGGATTGGAAATTGATTTGACAATCAATAAAAATGAAAGTCAAACAGATATCATCAAGACGGTGATTGAAGATGTGGTTAACTTCTTTGCAATTGAGAAGAGAAAAATGGGTGACCCGTTATTTGTGGGTGCGTTAAATAAAATAATTGGCACTGTTTCTGGTGTCGAGAATGTTATTGATATTAGAGTTTTCAATAAAACAGGTAGTGGTTATTCATCTGCTGAAGTCTCACAAACTTATATCGATAATACCACGAAACAAATAAGACAGTCTGAAAGTGTAGTATTTATGAAATCCAATCAAATATTTCAAATTAGATACCCAAATAAAGACATTAAAATAAGAGTTAAAACTTTAGGCGGTAGTACTTTTTAACCCTACATTTTAAAATGTTTTTTAGTTATAATAATAGAAAATCGCTTAGTTTCTATTTATTATAAGAATGATTCAAAAACACAGAATTTCAACAAATATTGGTAAAGACCAAAAGATTACGGTAGAATTGAAACAAGATTTCGATGTATTGGAAATTTTGTCTTTAAAGTTTTCACAACAAGACATATATACGTCGATGTGTTCTGATTATGGAGTTGTTTGTGGTAGAATTACTGCTAACGACGGTTTCGGTATCCCAAACGTAAGAGTTTCGATATTCGTTAAACAAAAAGATAGTGACGTAGATGACCCGGTTATTTCTAAATTGTATCCATATACGGACACAACTATGAGAAATGATGATAACATTCGTTATAATTTATTACCAAAAAGACAACAACACGGTGGACATACCCCCGTTGGTACTTTTCCTGACCAATCTGACATTTTAACAAGAGAAGAAGTATTAGAGGTCTATGAGAGTTATTATAGATTTACGGTTAAAACAAATGAGTCTGGTGACTTTATGATTTGGGGAGTACCTACTGGTGAACAAACATTACACGTAGATATTGATTTATCAGATATAGGTTGTTTTTCATTAAGACCATACGACTTTATTAAAAAAGGTAGGGGTGCTGATGATTTTGATAGATATTATAAATTTAAATCAAGTACGGATATTGATGGTTTACCACAAATAATATCATACGATAAGACCATTCAAGTTTACCCATTTTGGGGTAATGAGGAAATGTGTGAAATTGGAATTACAAGAAGTGATTTTGATATGTCGGAAACAGGTATCAAAATTGAACCGATATCTTTAATATTAGCCTCATCAATTACTGACGATGACGAAGACGCGATAAAAAGAACGGGTGTTATTAGAAGAAAAAGTGGTTATAAATGTAATTTACAAACAACTACTGGTAAAATTGAATGTGTTAGACAAACAGGTAGAAAAGTATATGGTTCGGACGGTGTAACTCTTTATCCTGAATTACAATACTACAATATTACAGAAACAATTGACGAGAACGGTACCTCAATGATTGTACTACCGATGAATTTGGAATATGTTTACACTAATCAATTTGGTGAACAAGAATTAACAAACGACCACAATAAAGGTATACCAACAACGGCAATTGCCAGATTTAGATTTAGTTTAGATGCTGATAATGTAAAAACAGGAACAGCGAAATACTTAGTCCCACAAATCAGAGAATTTAATGATGATTTAATTAATGGAGGTAATTATTATGGTGAATATGAGGAATCATTTTTAACCACCTACCAATTTTCAAATGTGTTTGAAGACTATTTAAAAATTGCACCTCAAAGTGGGATGACATTCCAAGCAATGGGTAATAGCGGTACAAATCAAAATACACCAACTGCGATTGCTTGGAGAAAACACAAATTAGATTTAATGTTGGGTACTAACAATAATGGTATACCTGAAGATGTTTTCTATAAATTTATTTTTGGTAAAGTTTATACCCCCTCATCATTTCAAGGTTCACACTATGAAGTATCTGCGGTCGAAAGTTTTTTAGGGTTATCAAGAAGAGACGCGTTCTTGGGTATAAAAGAAATTAGACCAAATGCCGAAGATGACTGTACTGGTAATGCTAATTATATACCAACAAATTTCGCATTTAGAAATAGAATTAAATTTGGGTTAATCTTATCTGAAATTATCACATTTATTCAATATATATTTGCGGTCGTTTCTTTATTTGTTTATGAATCGGTTGGATCGGCATTGTGGTTTGCGGGTAGGTCACTAAGACAAATTGATTTACCATTTGTTGGACACGCATTAGCCGATTTTGGTAGAGATTCGTTATCGAGACCCGGATTACGTATGATGGAAGCGGGCCAAATGATTTTACCATTAACAACATATCCCGATTGTGAAGAATGTACAACAGATCCCGATACTGGTACACCCGTTGTTAGTAATTCGTTTAACGTCGAACAGGGGTGTGCAAAATATGACAAATTTTATGATGAACCGAATAACACACATACCTACATTTGGATAAGTGGAGGTACGGGGTACGGTTCACCACTAACACCATCAAATTATGCTGGTGGTCAAGATTTAGACATACTTAAAGATTGGGGTGCAAATTATCGACCTAATTTTAAAAAGGGTAAACCATACTATACAGGTTCACCATATACAGAATCACTTACATCTCCAGGTCCACAATGGACATTAGCGTCTTCAGTTGGTGGTGATTTAGATACACTAAGATTACCTGAAAGATGTAGAATTGATGGTGGTGATTTGTTAACCTTTAACAAAAAAACAAAATCAGGTTTATCAGAAATAAGAGATGGTGTTGTTATTATTGTTCCTGTTATTGATGGGAAAAATCGTAATTGGACAATTTTAAAAGAATGGTATAGAAGAAAAAGGGTAGGAATTAATTTTTGTGGAGGAGTAACAAATTATTCGTTTATCGACAATTGGTTACACGGAATGCTTTATTTCTTTAAGTTTGATAAAAAAATAAAATGGGATAACAGAACAATTCGTGATTTAAGTCAAAGAGGTTCTAAATTCCCAAGAGAATTAGTTTTCTTTAATGTATTGGATGAAACGTTTTATTATAGAACGACACCATATAATCCTGATGCGGGTTTTTTAGGACAAGTATATAGGAATAACGACAATACAGTAAAGTATAAAGAAATTTTACACCCTACTACGTTTTATGATGTTGGAGTAAGAGATGAGTTTTTATATGAAATTTGTCAAGACCCAAGAATCGACCCAACTTGTTCGGTGATACGAGATATTACGGCAACGTCATATCAAGATCCGGCAAATATTGTTGAACACGCAATTAATTATAGAATGGATACCGCTAACGGTAATTTCGATGTGGGCGATTTCTTCACTGGAGAAGGTTTAGGTGATAATATCGGAATTATCGATGGGGACATAACACAATTAATGTCAATAAATTGTGAGGTAGGTATAGAGGCATTTGATTTAGATAGTCCACAATATTTTCTTTATAATGGTGAATTAATGGATCCAGAAGACCCATATTTTGCAACATATTTTAAGGACATCAATGGAAATTATGGTGCAACACCTATTGATTTAAAATTAGATATTAATGGTGCATTTATAAGACAATGTTTGAATTTCAGGTTGGGTGATTATTCACAAAAAGTTCCATTCTTTTTATGGGACAAAGGTGGAGAAGGTTTTGGTCCATATAATTCAAATGATGATAATCAACGTTGGGATAGAAAAGAAATTGCATCGATGAAATTACAAAGATTATTTTCTATTGGTGATAAGTCAAGTACCACAACCAACTACGTTATGAAAGATGGTGAAGAAGAGTATTTGTTAAAACCAATTACAATTAATCATAATACATTTTCATTTACGGGTAACACGACAAATGCGTTAGAAAGATTTGAAGTTGTTAGTTTAAGTGCTCCGACCAACACAATTGAAGGTTTATTCGATTCTAATGTGGCTACGGGTTATGTTGAGGGTGATTTATGGTTACACGTACAATCAGGAACAACTAAAGACCCACTAAGTGGGACAACATATGTGGTTTTGTGGAACGGAACAAAACAAGTATGGACCGCACAAAGTGATAGTTACGTAAAAGATTACCGAGAATCTTTCATATTCCAAACAAAATTAAATTATATGGGGAATAAACAAGTTTTATCAACACCATTTTTATTTTACTTCGGATTAAGACCTCAAAATTCCGCGGTAGACTTATTAATAAAATATTACGGACCAAAAGGGGCGTTTAAATCATCTGAATAATGGAAAAAAAAGAAATACTATTACCAAGTAAAAGGTACTTTAAGGCGAGAGAAGAAGATTTAACACTTAATGTAAAATTAGAGGGTGATAGTGTGTTAATGAGACAAGGTGAGAGAGACATCCTTTTGGATTTACCAACTTTATTCGATGATGAAAGAAATGAAAGTAAACGTTATAAAATATTTGGTAAAATAAAAATGATTTTTAGAAATATGTATTCGGGTACAACTGAGTATACACCACTATTAAAGAATTTTTATTTAACTGACGATGGCAATAGTACCAATAAAAAAGGTTTTGTTCCTTATAATGAATTTGCATTACTTAGAAATGACGTATTAAGAGAAGAAAACATTACAGTAACAGGTACCACATTAGGTACGTTCGTTCCACAAGTCCAACTTACAGGAGGACGTTATACGGGTCACACATCTATCACACCAATCCAAGCACCATATAAAAATTGGAATCTTTATTTAACATATGTTAATGACCAAGATTCTACTTTTCCAATGAAATATACGTTTTCAGGTGGAACAACATATTCATTTACGGCCGGTGACGGTATACCATTTAGGGTAGAAGATAATGGTAATTATTATACATTAACATCACCAATTGAACACGGTATGAAATCTGGTGAATATATCATTTTATCGGGTGGTACATTAACAAATTCAGTTGCGGTTAGTGGTAGAACATTTTATATTGATAACGTAGGTAATGAAATATATAATTCAAAAAATTATGTTATAAACATTTTAAAAAGTGAATTTGAAACAAATTATAATCTAAGTGGTACAATATTTGCACTAGGTAAAAGGTGTTTAGATTTAAATAATATAACGGGTAGCACCTCATCTTATTATGTACATAAACATAAGACATTAACAACTGAAGAAGATTATATATTAGATAAAGTTGGTTTTGAATCACCAATTTGGGAAAATGAAAGAAAAATTTTATTTGAAAGTGCATTAAAAGAAAACGACGTGTTAGTTGAAAGAAATAGACCTGAATCGGTTTTATTTGATTTTAAAAAGACATTTGTTTTATCGGGTATCACTAATAATTTAAAATACACACCCACTGAAGTTTATGCTACGATGATTTTGAGAAATGGGAATGGGTATTTTACATATCCACCAAAAGTCGGTTATAAATTTAATTTTCACAATGATTGGCTCGATAATCAATTTAGTGGTACCACCGCCATTGAAACATCTATTAGTACAACTACATTTAATTCAAATACATCATCGTATTCGGGAATAACATTTACTGGTGGAACAACATTACCATTAGGTACTGTATTAACTGGTGCATTTGTTGAGTACAACGAAAAGGAATTAAAAGAAAGAATTGTTAGTGAGGCATTTCATAGATTTTCACATAGGGAAACTTTAGATGGTACAATACCATTTTTTGACCACGGACAAGATATGAGTAATCCGGTTGGTTATTATTATCAACCACATCACAGAATTAAATTAAGGCAATTATCACCTTATTTAGAAACGTCAAAATTAAAAAGAGAAGAATTAATAAATCTGCCTGAGAACACAATATTTGATAGTGAAAATAAGGTTTGGAAATGGAGAGATGTGTACGACCACGGTTTTGTTGATCAAGAAGGTAATGGAACTAAATTTCCATATATAAATGATATGCATTATGTGGCAACAGATATAAATTTTTATTTAAGAAACGAACAAGGATATAACAATAAAACTGACGGATTAACCGGATTTAATAATCAAATTATTTGTTAATGAAAATATTAACTAACACAAACGATTTAAATATCGTACTCAATACTGAACAAGATTTTAAAACTGACTTAGGTTGGCAAGAAAATCTTGCACAATTTGAAGATGAGATATTAAAGGATATAATTAATCCGGCACAGAATTATGAAACGGTTAGATATATTCATAAACCATATACGTCAGCATTAGGTATTGAACAAACGGATATATGGTATCAATTTTATTTCTCAAGTGGTTCAACATATGTTCAAGAATATGAGGCGGTCGGTATAACCACAACGGAAAATGAATTTATGTTGAGACAATCAACAGAAAGTTTTTTTAGGTTAGAATTTTATAAAACACCGTCTATTATTTCGGGAACAACATTAATTTGTGAACCACCAACAAGACAAAATAGGAGAATGGTTTTTTCAAAAAATCTTTCATTACCATTAGGTGAAAAATATTTTTACAAAGGCAATACATTTGGTTATTATATACATTTACCTGTCTTTATGGGTTCAAATTATAGGAATAAGGAGAATATGTATTTGTTTTGGTTTGACGACGAAACCGCATTAGAGGAGACCGATTTGTGGGGAGTACCAACTTTAGATAGGTACACGTTCAATAACACAGGAACGACCCAAACACAATTTTTATTTTTAGATACACAAAAAAATACCAATAATGTTGTTTTACCAACTGGTACCACAATATTGTACGGTATGACGGGTCAAACTTTTGATATACCAAAAGTCAATATAACCTATGAAAGAAATGTGGTTGAAGGGATGAATACGTTCTTTATGACTGCTAGATTCTTTAATGCTAAAGACGGATCAATATTAAATTTTAATAATAACATTTTTAGTACATCACATAAAGTTGTTGAACAAGATGATATGTATTTCCAAGTCGATTTCAATAATTTTAAAAGAGAGTATCAAATTTACACATATAGTGGTGGTACTAAAGGAAATAGAATTGGTGATGGAATAAGTGATACTATAAAATTTTACGAATTTGGTGGGGGAACATTAATTGAAACACCACCGACACCAACACCTACACCTACACCTACATTAGGGGGACCAACTGCAACACCTACACCAATACCACCAACAAGAACACCCACCCCAACACCTACAGGTTTACCTGAATCGACATCGACACCCACACCAAGCCCAACACCCACATCAACACCAACGGTAACACCAACAGGTGGACCAACATTTACACCAACCCCAACACCAACTGCGACGGTTGGTGGAACATCCATTACACCTACACCTACTGCGACAAGTACTCCAACACCAACACCCACGGCAACTGCTGGCGGTACTTCTTTAACACCCACACCCACACCGACGGCAACACCAACGGTTACACCAACTACAGCGCCACCAGCATTATATGCGTATTATAGAAGTTCAGGATTATCGTCTACGAGTGATTTCTGTACAAATCAAGTAGGTTATGTAACAAGTGGGGAATGGTGGAGTCAGGGAAATACATTTGCAAATGCTATTATTGGAACGAGGATTTATGCGGATGCTAGTTATGGAACATTTTATGGTAATAATCAATACTATGCGGTAACACAAGACTCACAATTTAATACATTAACAGGTGGACAATTCTCGGTAATTCAAGTTGATAACGATGGATATATAATATCGAATTTATCATATAATTGTGATGGTGGAGGAACTGGCGGTATAAATTAATAAAAAATAAAATGAAAAAAATAGAACATACATTATTAAGACAGACGGGAGTTAGTATTAATTTACCAATATTTTTAGAAAGTACGGTAGATGAAATGGGTGTATTGGTATCATTTGATGGTGGAGTGGAGCAAGTTGAACAATTATGTAATTTTTCATATACACAAACAGGATCAACTATTACGGTTTTTAACACAGTTAATCCTGATAAACTTAGGAAAATTGTTGAACAGACATATACAATAAATTGGGGTGACGGAAACACATCAGGTTTAACGGTTAATAGTGGTATTGTTGGACAAGGAATGCCATCGAAAACACATACATATACGGGAAATACGGAATATATAATTACTTTAACGTTAGACTCACCTTGGACTAAAGAAAAAATATCTAAAAAAATAACCGTACCACAAAACATAACTGTAGCAGATTCATTAGGAACTTACACTTATACTGGTACAAGTCTACCGTATTTGAATAATACTACGTATTATTTACAATCGGGTAGGACACAGAATTATCTTAATAATTTAGATTACACAAATAATACGGGTCATACTGTTAGTGGTTTTACCTATATGGCATTAGGTAAAAGTAGAATAAATGAATTAAAACAATATGGTTCATCCACAATACCCGGAATGTCAACAGGTACTACCGACGGTTCAATTTGGTCGGGTTATACAATAGATGGTTTATATTATAGAGACTTTCCTGACAATTATACAATGATTACGGGAACAACAACTGGTTTTACACAAGAAGAAGTCTTCAATAATATGATAACCCGAAATGAACATTTCTTAGGTTTTATTGATGACCCAACGATTTATTCGGACATTTTTGTTGAAAGAGGTAGACAAGGTGTAATGGAAAATAACCTAAGACTTGGTGAAATTGATAATATGAGTGAATTAGATGTCTATGGAAATGGATATTTTAATGTTAAAAAACAATAAAAATTATATTTATAATTAAAAGATTATGGCAGTAGGATCATATGGAGTAGTTAGACCCGCAGATGTGTCACCGGATGACGTTGAGATACTATATCATTACGTACCAAATAGGTTATCAACCTCAACAGTTACATTAAAAAAATTAACTGCGAATCAAGTTTTAACACCTATTTACCAAACTTCAGGAACAACAACCGACACCTTAGCACAAAATGTTGAGGTTTTGGGTGGTTTATATAATTTAAAATTAAATGCGGATGATTTTACTGATTTAGGGATTTATACACTTCATTTGAGACCAAAACAAATTAGAACTTCAATTATGGATTGTGGTGTTTTGGCGTCACTACCATCGGTTAGAGGTTTAATTATTGATATTAGTAATGTGACATCTGCCGACAAAAATAAATTTACACCACAAGGATTGGTGGGTTATAGAATTGAATACATTAATTCGTCAGATAATAAGAAAGTAACCAACTTCTATAAAGTGGTGACCTCTTCGTTTTATTGTACACCTGTTACCGCCAATTTAAATAGCTCAACACAAAAATCGGTTAGATATCAATATAGTGAAGGTGCAACTAATTTTTTATTTTTAACTATAACACCATCATCCGCACCATCAAATAAACCAAATACCGTCCCATTCATTGGTTTACCTGGACAAAAAATTATCTTAACGAATACATATTTTAATCCAACAACTATTGAGATTGATATGGTCGAACACGATGCCTCTACTTTAGCAAACGCACTTTACGGTAATCAAACTAAGGCGGTTAGTGAAGGTATCTACACAATCTACGATAAAGAAAACAATATCTATAGACAATACAATCTTTATGAAATTAAAGATGATATTCAAGAAACTCTATACGAAGTTAGAGAGAATCGCACAGATATTGATGAAACATTAAATTTCGATACAATTACTAATATCTAATGGTAAAATATAAAGTTCCAAGTCAAGCGGGCAGTGGTGCCGATACATTCAGTGATAATTTAGTTGGTGGTCAAATCACCAAGGGCACTAGTCAATTGACCAACACTAACTTCGCACTTGACAGTGGAATTGTCCAAAGAGATACTAAGAATTTTAAAACAAATCCTTTTTCTGATTTTTTAACATTAGATGATTTAAAAGAAGAAAACGTAAGCGGTACAACCATTAATGGTAAATCCGTTAAGTCAACAAAAAAAGAAATTAAATTTAATGGGTCGAAAAATGACTCAGGTAAATCGTTATTTGGTTCATTAAAAAACAGACTATCGGTTACATTAATTAATATCATTAAAAAATTTCCAGCGGGAGTTTTAGTTGATAAAAACAGTTACGTTAGTGTAAGTGGGTTTACTGCGTTTAATTCGAGTTATAACACAAAAACAAAAACTACCACGTTTAATATTGAGGTTGGTATGTTATATAATCCTTTTGATGTTATTTTTAAAAGACCAAAAAGTAATACAACGGTATCAAGTGTTAATCCCGTAAGAGATTTCTATTCATCATATAAAAAATATGTCATTGAACTTAGTGGGGTTACGTATAATATTTTAACGTATACTGAACCAAATTCATCTAACATTATCACTCTAAAAGTCAGTGGTAACCCGTTTAATGGTAACGCAACTTATAGTGAAAATATTTTAATTAGACCAAACGATGGTGTGAGTGAAGAATTTTTTTTAAGTTTAGATGACTTAGAAGGAAGTTTATTAAATAGAGAAACATCACCAAAGTATACCGCAAGTTTCAAAGTACCGAGAGATAGTTTCGACGAAACAAAAACAGAATTAACCACAGTTAATTATTCTTGGCCCGTTTCAACGAAAGATAATTGGAATTTATTAATTGTTGGTATCGAATATGATAACTATCTTAGAAATCTAAGTGATATTGCTGATGAGATTGATGATTATAAATCTAATTTACTTTTAAGATTTTTAAGTTCACCACAACTATTTGAATTCGATACCGATGGAAAAAAGGCAGAAGCGGTTTTTCAATTATATGGTCAAAGTTTTGATAAGGTAAAAAAATACATCGATAATATTGCGTTTATGAGAAACGTAAGTTATGACGGTGTTAATAATTTACCTGATATATTATTGAAAAACCTATCAAATACTTTAGGTTTAGACACGGTTAATTTAATAAATGAAAATAGTTTTGATGATTTACTTTACACTAAAACAGTACAATATCCCGGCAAACCAAGTGGTATTTCATTAGTTGAGGCCGAATACGAATTTTACAGAAGATTATTGGTCAATCTTGCACACATATATAAATCAAAAGGTACAAGAAAATCTATTGAATTCTTTTTAAGATTCTTAGGTGCTCCCGAACCAATGATTAAAATTGAACAGTATGTTTATAAGGTTGAATCATTTCCAATATCATATGATTTGGAAGATGAAATTTATGATGTTATTAGTGGTAATAAGAAACATATAAGTGTCGGTTTTTTACCTACTGGTGGGACAATTAACGATGTAACATATTCTGGTTACACGTATTACCCATTAATAACAACCGGTACAACGTCGTTAAATAGAGATGGATATCCCGTTCAGGAATTATCATTTTATCCACAATCAATTAGTGGAGTTACAGGGGATATATTTTTTCAAAAAGGATCAGGTTGGTACGATAATACCATAGATCACAAATCATTATTAATATTGGATGATGAAAAATCGATATTGACCGGTAGAACTAAAACTATAGTAACAAAGAATAGTCCATTCACGTATGGTGAAGATTATTTTGATATGTATAGAACATTACCTGGTTTAGATACAGGTTATGGTTTAATTAGTGTTGTTGATAACGTTAAAGGTGAAATATTAAATGACGACTCAAACCTGATTCTTAATAGAAAAAATTTAAATGTTTACATTTCATCATCTCAGGCAATCGATTATGACATATATCGTAAATCGAGAGATTTAAATTTAACATTTGGTACAAATAGTTTAGAGCCACAAAATAGCGTATCGTTCGCTGAATATGTTGACAATTTATTAAACCAACAAATTAAAAATTCTAATTTAATAAAATATAAAAAGAATTACACTCAATTAGAAGATATATTCAGAGATTACATTACACACACGGGATTCACACCTTACAACTTTATAGATGTAAACGAATTTGTAAATAAAATGAGTCCAAATTGGACGAAAGTCTTGGAACAAATTATACCTGCCACAACATTATGGACAGGAGGTAATTTAATTGAAAATACTATTTTTGGTAGATCAAAATACAAATATCAATATGGATGTCAACCAGTGACAATTGTCGATTACGTTTATCCGGAAATTACAGGACAAACATCAACACGATTTTTTGAAGATGAAATTAAATGGATGGATAGTGAACTTGGATTATCAATCGAAATTGACGAAATTGGCGAATTTGAACACGACGGATATATTAAATTTTACCCAACATTTGAAATTGATGGGGTTGTTTATTCTGGAGCGTCTATTGATTCATATGTTTTAGTTTCGGGAGACACTACAGTACATAATGTAAGTGCAAGACTTTATACTTACACTTCTGATACGGAATATACAGGGCAAACAATCAATAATACTTTAAATCCAGATTATGACGAAATAATGTCATTATGGAAAAGAGCCATATTAGGGTCTATTAACTATATTAATACATATTCGGGTTACACCAGAGATAAAGTTGGTGATAATAATTTATATGGAACTTCCATTGGTTATTCGGGAATCACGGGTACAACTGAAATTGCACCATTAATCTCATATGATATATATGTTGACGAAAAAGGAGATGAAAGAATTAAATTTAAATCTTTTAAATACGGTCCAAATAATTGCACGGTAAAAAATTATTTAAATTTTGGATTAACGGCAATTGGTAATAATGATATAAAAGATTGTAGATTTGGTAGTGGTAATGAAGGTGCGTCTTATGTCGAAATACCACCGACCCCAACCCCAACTCCAACAATAACACCTACCCCAACAGTTACACCTACAGGGACGCCAACCGCTACGCCAACAGTTACACCTACATCGACCCCAACAGTTACACCTACATCTACACCTGAACCAACGTTCACACCAACACCTACACCAACCGTGACAGGTACACCAACACCTACACCAACAATAACAGTTACTCCAACACCTACCGCAACTCCCGATTGTAACTTTGATGTGGAGGTTAGTTTTGTGACTGGTACACCAACACCGACTCCTACCGCAACTCCAACTTGTGATTTTGATGTAAACATTGAGGTAATAACAAGTACACCTACCCCAACACCGACAGCGACTGTTACACCTACCCCAACTCCCGATTGTAACTTTGACGTGAATACAATTGTAGTGACTAGTACACCAACCCCAACACCGACTGCCACACCTACACCTACCGCAACACCTTTTATAGATTGTAATTTTGATGTTGAGGTTATCATAGTATCTAGCACTCCAACACCTACTCCAACACCAACTAGTACACCAGTACCACCAACTCCAACACCTACACCAACTGCAACACCAGTACCGACAGATACGCCGACCCCAACACCAACTAGTACACCGATACCACCAACCGAAACACCAACACCAACACCAACCGCAACACCGGTACCAACAGATACCCCAACACCAACACCAACACCACAACCTGCGTTTAATGTTAAATTAAATAACTTACAACCTTCAGGTTACGGTGAATGTAATAATGGTACAACAATAACCGTATATGGTAATAATTCTAATTTCTGTTCTGTAACTACATTTACATCTAGTTACTTTACATTGTTAGGGACAACCACATATTGGTTATCTTATGAAGGTAACTATGTACAAATATTCCATATGAGTGGTGATGTTGCAACTCGTTCACAATCTTGTCAAGCTTGTAATGATAATCCACCAACCCCAACTCCAACACCAACAATTACTCCAACACCTTGCCCATCCGAAGGAACATTGTTAAATACATATTGTGATACTTTTGATTTATATGGTACATATGCCGATGGTAATTGTGGTACGTACAACGCATTTATTGAAAGTAATTCGGTAAGTTGTGGATATACACCACCAGCGGCTACCCCAACTCCTACACCGACAGCAACACCAAATCCTGAACCAACATTATATACGGTATTCACAAGTTGTACAACCGGTAAGAAATACTACTACAGTTATGGAACGTTGTTACCTGTCCTCGGATATTTAACATTACCTGAATATGGTAATGACTGTGTTTACGCTGACGGTAATTTCTCAAATCCACAAGACGCTAGTATCGGTGAATTTGTTGAAGCGTTTGTGTCATACAATAACGAGGGAAGTTGTCCAAATTGTATATAAAAATAAAAATAATTAGATATTTATAAAAAGAATTAAAAAAATATGAATGTAACATTTACGTTAACAGGAGGTTCGGCATCAACAGCGGCAGGGCCATTTAATATTTCGGGAACAACAAGTGGAGATGTAACTTCACAACTTGCGACAGGAATCACTAAAAGTCAATTACTAACTGGTTATACGATTAATAGTGTTAATGACGCCATTACGGGAGGTACAATTGCGAGTACGGGGACTTGTAGTACGACAACAAATTGGTCAGTTACACCAACATCATCGTTAGGGGTTTTAGTAGACAATTCTTTTATTCTTGGTTTGACCGAATCATCTACGTGTCCAGGGACTAACGTATATAATGCTGTTTATATGTCACAATTTGATTATGATAATCGTTATACGGCAAGTGCAGTTAAACTTATAACATTATATCAAGATGAACAATTATCGATATTATACACTGGTTATAATTTCGTTTATGTTGAAGGATATTTGGGAGGTTTATCAGAAGTTTATTCGATAAGTCCATCAACCGCGGTTATTGGTAATCCGGCAGGGTCACAACCTTGTTAAGATTACAACACATAAAGATTTTTAAAACCCCTTTATTTTAAGGGGTTTTTTATTTAATTTATAGATAATACTATTTATAGGATATGTCATTCACAATACAATTAACAGGTTTTACAAATTTAGGTGCATCAATTTTAAATGTTGATTTATATGGATGTACTGGAAGTATTTTACAATGTACTGGACAAACAATAAACGATTTAACTGATTACTTTTTAATTACGGGTCAAACAAACATACCAAGAGCACAAATAAATGGTAGATATATTGTTGTTCCTGATGGAATTAAAACAATTAAAGTTGTTCCCACAAATTTAAATGATGGAGGTTGTGTATTGGGAACAGATTTTAATTACATAAAAATCAATACACCGGTAACCCCAACACCTACACCGACTATAACTCCAACTCCTACGGTGACGAGTACACCAACTCCAACACCTACACCAACTGCGACACCAGTACCGACAGATACGCCGACCCCAACCCCAACTATTACGCCTGAACCAACGTTTACACTAACCCCAACTCCTACAGTAACACCGACCGCAACACCATCTCAAATAATGGTTTGGAATTTATATTACCCTTGTGGTACAACCAATGCTGCAACTCAGGTTATCGAATATAGTTCGAATTATGTTGGTGGTGAAATTATAAAAGGATCAAATGGTTTGTGTTATACAATTGCAGTAACTGGTTATTCTATGAGTACACCAATTACCGTATCATCGGAACATTCAACTTGTGAGGATTGTGAATCTATAACAGGACCAACACCAATTACCTTTAGTGCGGTTCCAAGTTGTGTGGGATACGCACCAACAGGTGTGACAATTACGATTAGCGGTGCGTCTGGAGGTTCAGGTACGGGGTATTATGTTGTGATGACTTCACCTTCGGGAAATAATACTCCACATAATTTACCATATTCATATGATAGTTTAGATAACTATGTTGGTAATACATACGCATTTACAGTTTATGATAGTAACGACACACCTAGTGACAATGTAGTATTAACTCAAGATTTTAGTTGTGCTTCGGCACCTAATAATACCGCAGCAGCTAAGTTAATCATACAATCAACACAACCAACGTCTGGACAAGTGGATTCGGGAACGTTATTATATACTTTTGATTTAGGTAGCCCGTCGGCAACATTCTGTACCGCCACTACATTTACAGCATTAGGATTAACCGGACTTGCAACTGGAAATAATTATTGGTTATGTTACGAAGGTCAGACAAGACAAGTTTTTCATCCGTCTAATGCTGATTATTTTCAATCGGCAGGTGGTTGTCAAACAATAATAACAGGATTTTAATCAAATGGATATTTATAACATATGAGTTTTTTAAATAGTAACAACGCAGAATTTTTATCGGCTAGAATAACCCAAAAAGGAAGAATGGCGATTGCTAAAGGAGACTTTAAAATTGAATATTTCCAAATTGGTGATTCTGAATTCGACTATTCAACATCATTAACTAATCAGAAAGTTTTTTCTTCATTAGATAAAGAAGGTGGTGTTAAATATCCATTTTTATATAAAAATGGGGATACTGATTTAACAACATATGGTACACCAATATCAAATTACTTAGCACCCATACCTTTAAGAAACGATATGAGTCCTGCGGGATTCGTATCAAGTTCAAGTAATAAAACAATAGAATGTTTAACACAAAAAATACCATTTACACATATTAGTGGGTCAACTAGTTTAGTGGTATTAACAGGAAATACATATCAAACAACTGAATATATTACCGTAGCATTTAAACCATTTTCAGGTTTGACAAATACAATCACAGGAAATACAAACAGTTTAGTTTATAAAGTTTTAAGTATTAGTGGTAATACACTGACTTTAGACAGAGCATTACCGAACTTATCAAGTTTGTTAGGAAATGTTGAAGTTGTTTGTAATAAATGCCAACCCGAATTGATTGATGACACACAATTAAATCCTTGGACAATGAATATTGTTTGGGATAGAAATGTAATTGGTACAACTTCAGACGATGAGTCTTTAACTGGTTACACAAGTAATGTGTATCAGTCAACCAAACAATTTTTAGGATACACAAAATCAAATGGACAAACATTTGTAAGTGCACAAGGACTATCATCAACAGGATTTACAATCACGGGTACGTCATTTGCTAACTCAATGTCAACAGGTTCAACGGATGGCGATGATATCATAATGGTAACACCTGAAGAACAAAGAACAATTGCAATAATTCATTATTCCGAATTAGGTGATATTGACGTAGACCCAGAAAGATTTTTTAAATATGACGACTATATTAGTTCATCAACATCAACAGGTTCAACGGTAACACCGGACGATAGTAGTGATTTAAACTATTTTGAGGTTTTTATTCCATTTATATTATACCATAGAAAACCGAATACAATCGGAGCTAAATTTAAAATGGATTCTACACCATATTATATTAAATCGAATATAACGACAACTAAACAAGCATTAGAATATCGTTATCTATTAGATGAAAATAATTATAGAGTTGGTAAAGTATTTGTAAACAACAAAATAATTGTGATTGATGATCAAGAACTGGTTGCGGTTTTAGATTACAGAAGTAACCGAAAATATACATTACCTTCACCAAGAGTTTACGCAACACCAACAAATAGCACCGCAGCAAATTCTATGCTGACAGGTACAACAGGTCAAACCGTTTGGGTTACATATATGTTTGAATATACGGGGGATACTAAATTAAACTCATTACCTTGTAATTATTTTAATAAAGTAAGATTAGGTAGTGCAACCGATGGTTGTACATCATCAACACCATCAAACATTTCGTTTAAATTTGGCGATGGTGTAGTTTCAGAATTAAATTTTTTAAAGACTAATACGTCGTCATTAAATGAAGGATTTGTTGCTAATAAATTCACCGCTTTAGTTCAAATTGTAAATAGTGCAACTGGAACACCAATATCAAGCGAATGGAGAAAAATTGATTTAACATCAGAAGTTGGTGGAGATGGTTCATCTTTAATTAATGTTACCAATTTTAGTGGTAAAACATTTACAATAACTAAAACGCAGTATGACGCATCATCTTCAAACAAGTTTGATTTAGAAAATCATTTCTCAGGATTAACAACAAATTATTTAGGAGATACAAATAGTACTACCGAACCACAATTTGGTGACGAACAACCGTTTCCTGGCAGCATTAAATTAGTTAGGGCTACGGATATTGAACAAATGAATTTTCTGATTAACTTACCTGAGGGGACTTTTGGGGATATCCCTAATAGTGATAATGGGTTTTCACAAAATCCAACACATCCAATAACGGGTACAACCTCAACGTATATAACTGAAGTGGCGTTACTCAATTCTAATAAAGAATCATTAGTAGTTGCAAAAACTTCCACACCAATTAAAAGAAACGGTGCTCAGGTATTGGCAATTAAATTAGATTTCTAAGCTTTACATTTTCACATTTATTGTCTATATATTGTTAATATGAGTATAGATGTAAAATTTAAGAACAAGCCAAAAATTTTGGGATTAGATATTTCAACCAAAACTATTGGATGGGCGTTATTTGACATATCAGGTTCTAAGTTATTAGAATTAAGTCATTTTTCCCCAAAAATTAAACCTCAACCCGAAGATAAGATTGAGGAGTTAATAAAAAAAGCGGACGCATTTAAGAAGCACTTAGAAGGTTATAAGGATATAGGAATTACTCGTGTCATTATTGAAGAACCTTTATTACAATCAAACAACATTTATACGATTGGGACTTTATTACGATATAATACTTTAATTTTAAAGAATTGTTACGATGTTTTGGGAGTGTTACCGACATTCATATCAACATATAACTCAAGAAAATTTGCGTTTCCTGATTTAGTTGGCCCAAATGATAAGGGTCGTAATGTATTATTTGGTGGTTACCCTAAAGATATTGATAAGAAACACGTAATTTGGGAACACGTTAATAGTGTGTGTCCCGATATCGAATGGTTATACGGAAAAACGGGAAATTTAAAAAAAGAAAATTATGATATGGCAGATGCCGCTTGTTGTGTTATCGGTTATGTCAATATGAATAAACAACGCTAAAAAATATTTGATTAATATTTTACTTTGTTAAATGTTTATGTTATATTTATTAAAAGGACGGGACTTGTAGAAATACAAGTTTAGTTGGTAGGGGAACTCGGTGGTGTGGGTTCCCCATTTTTTTGCTCGTTATTTTTTTTTATCGTTTTTTTTATTTATCATTCTACTATATGAGCAATCAAGAAGTAGATTATACACCAATCTTTGAAATCCTTGAAGATATATTTGGTGATTACAAAAACCACAATGACTATAGATGTCAGGTGAGTTTTGATTGCCCCGTGTGCTCACACGAAATAAAAGGTTTAGAACACGGAGATGGTAAGGGTAACTTAGAAGTTAATTACAAGTATAATGTTTATAAATGTTGGGTATGTGCTGAGACTCACGGAACCCACGGATCAATTTATAAATTAATTAAAAGATTTGGTAATAAAAAACATTTAAAAAATTACGAGTTACTTCGTCCCGAACAAACCGAAGATGGTAGTAATCGTGTTTTTAAACCCGTTAAATTACCCGATGAATTTATTTCATTCAAAGATGCTAGTATGGGTTTAAAGATGACACCATATTATAAACAAGCCTATAATTATATCAAGAAACGTAATGTAACAGATTTAATGTTACAAATTTATAATATTGGATTTTGTTATAAAGGAATCTACGAAAATAGAATCATAATTCCTTCATACGATGAGGATAGTAGAATTAATTATTTTATTGCTCGTTCGTATTTGAATAATACGAAGATGAAATATAAAAATCCAGAAGCACAAAAAGAAATTATAATATTCAATGAAAAACTTATCGATTGGAATGAAACGATTTATATTGTTGAAGGGGCTTTCGATAGTATATTCATACCAAATGCAATACCTATGTTGGGTAAGTTTATGAGTGATTACTTGTTTAAGAAACTATACGAAAATGCAAAAAAAATTGTCATAGTGTTAGACCCTGATGCTTGGGAAGATGCTGAACGGTTATATCATAGAATTAATTGTGGTAAGTTAATGGGTAAAGTTTGGATTGTGAAATTAGAAGGTGACAAAGATATTGCCGATTTAAAGGGTGATTTAAGTGGGTATAAAATAAAACAAATAGATTAATATGAATTTAACTGACATCTCATTAGAGATAAAAGATTTATTAGAGGAGAGAAGGAGACAATTAGAATTGACTTTCATTGAGGAGGAACACATATACTATATGAAAGATTTAGATGGTCAAATTAAAAGAAATTTTCCATCGGTTTCTAAAATTATAAAAAAGTTCCACAAACCATTTGATGCTGAAGGGATGGCGTTGAAGATGTCCAAAGGTGACCCTGAAGGGCAGGCTCAGTTACTTGCCGAATGGAAAATGGCCGGTGACTTGTCAACTAATATGGGTAGTCGTGTTCATTTTGAATTGGAATCTGATTTGATTGGTAGATTTGATAACTATAAAGAAGTTAGACAACCTATATTTGAAATTAATGAAGAACAACAACGTAAGAGTGATAATATGATTAAGGCAGGAAAAGAATTTCTTGATTTAATGTTAGAAAGAGGTGGGGTCTTATTAGATACTGAAATAGTATTGGGGGACCCCGAAGAGCAATATACTGGACAACCCGATAAGGTATGGTTAATGGAAAATAAGGCTAAAGATGATTTTGGTTTTGTTATTACAGATTGGAAAACTAACCAACCAAAAAACTTTGAAGTACAACATTACACAGGCAAATTATACCCACCATTCAATAATTTTCACGACAATGCTTTGGGTCATTATTACTTACAACTTCCATTATATGGTCGATTATTACGTAAGATGTTGAAAGGTACAAAGTACAATGATACAAAACTATTGGGAAATGTTGTCGTGTTATTAAAAGAAGATGGGACATTCGTTGAATATAAAGTTCCTCCACAAATCAATACAGCAATTTTATCAATGGACTTAACAAAATACATTAAAAGATGGTAAAAAGAATTATACACATCGCTGATTTACATATCAGAACGATACAAATGCACGAATTGTACAAAAAACAATTTGAACTCTTATTAGAAGAAATTAATATTAAAATTTTAGAATGGTCAAATGAAAATATATCGCATAACGAAATTAGAATTGTTATTGCGGGTGACATCGCACATCAAAAAATTAATATATCAAATGAACAATTACTTTTAACAAGTTGGTTTTTAAGAGAATTAACAAATTATGGTAAAGTTGTTATTATTCCAGGTAATCACGATTTCTTAGAAAATAACGTACAAAGATTAGATAGTATAACACCAGTTGTTGAATTGTTGGATAACGATAATATCACATATCTAAAAGATAGTGGTGATTATGTTGATGTAGACGGTAACATTCAATGGATTGTTTATTCGTTATATCAACACAATGTTAGGCCTGATTTTACTAAACAAGAGGGTTTACTAACTGTCGGTTTATTTCACGGACCAATTCAAGGACTATCAACTGACTTGGGGTTTGAATTTGAAGATGCCTACGATAGATTAAACTTTGTTGGTTTAGATTTATTACTGTGTGGTGATATACACAAAAGACAACAATGGGAGTTACCAAGTGGAGGGAAGGCGGTGATGGTTGGTAGCCTTATTCAACAAAACTTTGGTGAAACGGTGAAACATCACGGTTATGGTATATATAATGTTGAAACTGACGAATATACATTTCACGACTTACCAAACGAACAGCCGTTTCTTCATTTCACAATAAAAGACATTAAAGATATTGAGGATGGAAAAGAAGTACACGTTAACCTTGGATAGGGAATTCATACAGTATTGTGAGTTAAATAAGATTGAAAATGTCGACAAGTTAGCAAAGGAAACCTTCACACGAGGGTTTTCTTTGTTAAAATATGGTGAAACACCTTTTGGTAAACGAGTAACAGAAACAGTCGAAGTACCGGTGGAGATTGAAGTCATTAGAGAAGTAATTGTGGATAGGGTGATTGAGAAAATTGTCGAAGTTCCGGTTGAAGTTATTAAGGAAATTATTAAAGAAGTACCATTTGAGGTGGTTAGGGAAGTTATAAAAGAAGTACCTTTTGAAGTGATTAAAGAGGTACCGATTGAAGGTAAAGTTAAAACAAAAACTAAAACAGTAGTCAAAGAAGTGCCCGTTGAAGTCATTAAGGAAATTATTAAAGAAGTACCGATTGAAAAAATCGTTGAAGTGACGAAGGAAGTTTTTAATAACGAAGAGATTGAAAAATTAAAAGAAGAAAATGAAAAACTAAAATCTGACCTTGAAAAAATCACATCATCACTTGACAACATAGGTAAAGGTCGTTTTATGAAAAATAGCAATCTCAATTCATTATACGATGAATAATTTCGTTTTATCAATTAAATTAAGTATATTATAAAAAACATCATTATGGAAATTTTATTTATTTGGATACTCGCAGCATACGGTATGACATCAATTTTAGTGTGGGGTTCTATTTTTGAAAGTACAAGAACATTTATTAAGAAGTATTCTAAATTCTTCGGGGATTTAATTAGTTGCACATTATGTACAGCAACTTGGGTTGGATTTTTTATGTCAATAGCGTTAGGTGGTTTGACAAATAAATTCTTAGTTGGACAATATTGGTTTACCTATCTGTTTTTTGATGGTATGGTAACCGCAGGAGCCGTTTGGGCAATAAATGCAATTATCGAATTTTTCGAGGAAAGCAGAATTAAATAAAATTAAATGGCCAAATTAAGAGGTGCCAGTTTCGATGATTCATTAGTACGAAACGCAGTGATTGAATTTTTTAGAAAAAGATTTAATATAGAATTAAAATCAAATGAAGTTGAAAAAAAGATTGACTTGTTAGGTGTTGACGATAATTTATTAGGCGTTGAGGTTGAACACGGTAAATGGAATGGTGACTTTTGGAATGTTGATTCATATTCGTTAAATTTGACGGGATTAAATTATCGAACAATTAATATACCAGGAAGAAAAGAAAAATATTGGAAAGATGTTAATTCATATTATGGTAAACAAGTTGACAATCCGAGTAGTAAAAAAAATATATTTGTAAGGACCAATAAAGATTTTACACAGTTTATTGTTATTAGACCTGAAACAATCAGGGATTCTAAGAAATTAATTAGAACAAGCTTTCAACCTAACAATAGTGACGAAGTCGAAGATTGGTTATCATTTAGAAATGAAAACGTGGAAACCTATGATTTTTTATATGGTGAATACGTTTTACAACAAACACAAAAATTAAGTTTCAAAGAAAAACTATGGCAAACGATAATCCATTTATTAAAGTAACTTGGGAAGATGTTCCTGAAAATTTTACACCTGAGAAAATTAGAAGAGTAAAATCGTATTTTGAAAAAAAATACGGTTCTAAGTCCATTCAGGTCATTACAAAAAATCTAACAAATGTCACCCAAACAAGATTAGAATCGTTAGAGGCGTCGGACAATATCTTAGATCAAGAGTATCAGAAAAGATTAATGAAAGATTTTATTAATGATAATAAAATTAATGTTAAGTGGGAATTGGTTGAGAGATTAGACAACAAAGTCAACGCACAGATTGATAAGTTAAATGAAAATAAAGTTAGATATAATAAATGGTTTATAAAGAAGGTTGAATTTTCTAACTTTCTTTCGTTTGGTGACAACAATGTTATTGATTTTACTAATCTTGACGGAATCACTGTGATTGAATCAAACCCTAAGAACTTTGGTGGTAAATCTACGTCGTCAGTTGATTTGTTAATGTTTTTATTTTTTAACACTACAACAAAAACTAAAACTAATGGTGAAATTTTTAACAGATTCACTGATAAAAATGAAGTTAGTGTTCGTGGTGAGATTACTATTGATGGTGAAGATTATGTCATAGAACGTAAAACATTACGTAAGATGAGTAAGTCAGGTGATTATACTGTCAAGAATGAATTAGAATTCTTTAAAAAGGCAGAAGATGGTACGATAGTGAATCTATCTGGAGAACAGAGAAGAGAAACTGAAGCATTTATAGCGTCAGCTATCGGAACACAAGAAGACTTCTTATCGACAATTCTAACTACCGGTTATAACTTAGAAGAGTTAATCGAATCCAAACCAACGGCTCGAGGACAAATTCTAACCAAGTTTATGGGTTTAGAAAGTTTAAAAACTAAGGAAGAGATTGCAAAGGAGATGTATAACGAGTGGTCAAAAAAACTAATCTCAAACACATTTAACATTGTTCAATTAGAAAGTGATAACGAGTCATATAATGGGAGCATCAACGAATCCAAAGACCAAATACTTAAATTACAAAACGATTTGGAAGGTTTTCAAAACGAATTAGTAAGGTTAGAAAGTAGACGTGACGAAGTTTTAACACTTAGAAATAACGATGTTGACCGAGAGTTAATCAACACTAACCCAATCCTACTTGAAAGGGAAATTAATGACTTAAAAACACAAAAAAATATAAGTTTTTTAAATGCAAGTAATGTTGAAGTGGTCGAACCTAAAAAATATTATGACGAGGAAGAACATAGACAATTGAGAGAAAAAATAAATCAGTTGGATGTTGAAAATCGTATAGGTGAACGAGAAAAAAGTGAGAAAGAAAGACATATTAAATTATTGGAAGAGGGAAAAATTTGCCCTAAGTGTAACCGCCCATTAGATGAGGTTGACCATACAGATGAAATTGAGGAAACAAAAAAGAAAATAAGTGAGATTGATAAAGACAGAGAGACTAACGATAAAGAAATTGAAAAATTAAAATCTGAATCGGATACGTTTAATAATTTAAAAACTGAATTTGAAACGTACGAAAAAAATAAATTACGTAAGGCTCGTTATGAATTAGAAGTTGAACAAAAACAACTTGAAATTGATTCTAAACAACTACGATTAGATAGATACGAAGATAACAAAAAGAAACTTGAGGAAAATCAAAAAATTGATTCCGAGGTGATTTCTTTAAGGACTAAAATAGAAACCGCTAATGGTGACATTCGTGTTACCGGTACGAATATTGAAAAACATAAAAACAACGTTACCAACTTAATAGAAAAGATTGGAATCAATAATGATTTAATCACTAAAATTAAATCTGAAGAAGAGTTGTTAGGGGTGTTCAAAATATATTTAACCGTGTACGGTAAGAATGGAATTTCAAAAGTCATCTTAAAGAATATGGTTCCATTAATTAACGTAGAGTTATATCGTTTGTTAGTTGACAGTTGTCACTTTATTTTGGAAATGAACATTAACGATAAAAATGAAGTTGAGTTTGTTATGATTGATTCCGAGACTCGTGTTGTTAAACCTCTTAATGCGGGTTCGGGGTATGAAAGAACAATTTCATCATTAGCACTTCGTAGTGTATTAACTAAAATATCCTCATTACCAAAACCCAATATTGTTGTTATGGATGAGGTGTTTGGTAAAGTGGCCGATGAGAATTTGGAAATGGTCGGTGAGTTCTTTAAAAAGATTAAGAATTATTTTGAACATATTTTTGTCATATCACATAATTCTTTAATACGTAATTGGTCGGATAATCTAATTATGATTAAAAAAGAAGAGAACGTATCATCAATAGATTTTATCACAACAAAAATTTCTTAATTAAAAATAAAAAACCTATATTTGTCCTATAACAAAAACTAACTTATGACACCAAAAGAATTAAAAGATTTTGGTCTTTATAGTAAAGACCACGGTATCAGTTCATTAGACTTACACAGATACAATCAGAGAATTGAAAGTAGTTTAACCCCATATATTTTGGAGGAAAGACAAATGAATGTGACCGTTATGGACGTATTTTCACGTCTAATGATGGAACGTATTATTTGGGTGGCTGGTGAGGTTAACGACCATATGTCCGTAGTGACACAGGCACAACTAATGTTCTTAGATAGTTTAGACACAAACGATATCACAATGCACATTGATAGTCCGGGTGGTTCAGTTAAGTCTGGTTTATCAATGGTTGATGTGATGGATTATATTCGTTCGGATATCCGTACAATTAATACGGGAATGGCAGCATCTATGGGTTCAGTTCTATTAGGTGCAGGAACTAAAGGTAAACGAGGGTCCTTAAGATTCTCACGTACAATGTTACACCAATCATCAGGAGGTGCAGGGGGTAATATTCAAGATGCACGTATCACATTCCAAGAATGGGAAAAGATTAATGATACCCTTTTTGAATTATTAGGTGGATATTGTGGAAAATCGGCGGAACAAGTTAAGGGTGACGCATCTCGAGATTTATGGTTAGGTGCTGAAGAGGCACTATCCTACGGAATTATTGATGAGATAGTTAAAAAGAAGAATTAGTACAAAAGAGGACGAAAGTCCTCTTTCTTCGTATTTATATATAAAAGTAATTATGAAGATAAATAAAACTCTAATTCTCGTATTAATTGTTGGTGCAATTGCTTTATACAGTTTGTTCCAATCTAACTCAATTAAGACAGATGTAGAAGGGTACTATCGTAAAATAGACTCACTACAAAACGAGATTGATTCGGTTGAAAACGCAAACAAACTTATTGACAATCACATTGCTACGGTAGATAATGAAATTACTAAAATTGAAGGTGACATTACTAACGTAAATAAAAACATAACAATTATCAAAAATCAAACAAATGAAAAAGTTACAGCTGTTAACGATTATACTATTCACGACCTTATCAAGTTTTTCTCAGACCGTTACGAAAACGGACTCGATAGTACCCTTAAAGGTACCGATAGCAAAGTTAGTAATTAAGGATTTATTACAAGGGGATGGTGCCAAGCAAGAATTATTAGAGGCCAATAAAGTTATCGATTTACAAAAAGGTCAAATAACTTTATATAGTCAAAAAGATTCACTTAAAGATCAAAAAATTCTTAATCTTAATACTATAATCGATAAAACAACTCAACAAAGAGATTTGGCGATTGATATGTCTAAGAGTTTGGAAAAGGAACTCAAAGTACAACAGTTGAAGACTAAATTTTATAAGGCGGGGTCATTTGTTGGCATTGCGGTTGCAATAATAACTACGACGTTATATCTTGTTAAGTAATGAAGAAACTTTTAGATGTCAGACATCTTATTATTGTTATTCTGATTTTAATTGCAATCGTGGAATTGATGAATCCTAAAGGATTTATGCCACATAGAACAATTTTAAAGATTGACTCAATCCCATATGCTGTACACGACACAATACCTGTTGATAGTTTAGTTGAGGTGGAAGTTGAGGTGGAAGTACCTGTTGAAGTTGAGAGGAAAGTAGAGGTACCTATTGTCCAACCTGTCGACACTAACGAAATACTAAAAATATACTTCACAAAAGTACCACATAAAGAAGTATTAGTATTACCCAATAATCAAGGTACAGTAACAATTATTGATACGTTATCTAAAAATTCAGTGGTTAATCGTAAATTTATTAGTGATATAAAGAGAATGATAGTTAAGGATACCATCTACACTAAAGAACCTAAAAAGAGTCAAGTATTTTTTGGATTCAATGGTGGGTTTAGTAGTCCTGACTTAGTTTCACATATAAGTACGGGGGTGTTGTTTAAAACAAAAGAGGATAAAATATTTCACGTGGATTTAGGTGTGGCAAATAGAACTACAGACGGTGTTAACGGAACATTTACACCTTATATTGGTGGAGGTGTTTATTGGAAAATAAAATTAAAATAACAATATACTAAATCTTAGTATGAGAACATATTTATTATTCCTATTTGGGGTATTTGAAGATCACGGAGACGTTGAATTTTTTTGTTTAGATGTTTTGGGACAAGCACAATCAATAAATTCGGTTCGTTATGTTATTGAAAACAATCAAAACGTGATAGTAATTTTTGATTCAAACGTAGACCACGGTAAGTTATCCGAAGAAATTCACGAATTAACAAAAAATGACAGTGTTAAATTTTATTTCCTATTTGAAAAGAATTCATTAGTTAGTGTGTTCCTACCTGACACCGTCAATGATTTCATTTTTAAACCATCATCAATGGACCCATTAATGATGAAAATTCAATATACAAAATATAGTGAGGAACCACAAATATTTGATTTGGACTCCATTTTAGAAAAAATCGAGGAATATGGTGTTGAAAGTTTAACACCTTCAGAAAAAAAATTTCTCGATAATTTTGCAAAGTAATTCTTTTTTTGTATTTTTAATTATTAAACCACACCACAACTATGGCCAAATCTACTATTACCAACACCGACGAAATCCAACAATACATTAAGGATATTCGTAAAATTCCGGTTATTTCACATCTTAGACAAGAAGAAATTTTTGAGGCGTTAAACGATAAAAAAACGGATAAGACAACTAGAAAGTTATTAAATGATGAATTGGTAAAAGGTAATTTACGATTTGTCATTTCGGTTGCAAAAATGTATCAAAACCAAGGTATGGATATTATGGATTTAATATCTGAAGGTAATATTGGTTTGATGAAGGCGGCGGATAGATTTGACCCAACGAGCGGTTTGAAATTTATTTCATATGCTGTTTGGTGGGTTAGACAATCAATTATGGCATCACTAAATGAGAATGCAAGAACTATTCGACTACCGTCTAATTTAGTACAAGAGGCTCAGAAGGCGAAAAAAGAAGAAACAAACGAGGAAGATAAATTCCACATTAATAATAGTGACGAACCCACCTCAAGTAATTTACCGTATTGTGTGGGGTTATATAAAGAAATTAATGAAGAAGGTGACCAATTAATTGATGTGATTCCTAATGTTGACGCAGAAAGACCCGACGCAATGGTAAATTCTCCTGAAGAGATTAAGAAAAAAGTGGCAGCAATGTTGAGTGTATTAGATGAAAGAGAGAAAACGATTATTGAAAGATACTATGGATTAACCGGTGTAGAGTCTAATTTAGAAGATTTAGGTGAAGAGTTTGGTTGTACAAAAGAACGTATTAGACAATTACGTGATAAGGCAATTAAGAAACTAAGAAATGAGAGTTTCGGTCTCTTAAACTATTTATAATGTATGAATAATAATTGGTTAAAAACTTTAGTGGCCCTTGCTGCGATTTTAATTGCTGGTAGTGCCGCTTATTTCTCTGTGACGGGTTTAGGTGTACTATTTAGTGGTGCAGCGATTGCGGTTATGGTAATGGCGAGTTCATTGGAATTTGCTAAGTTAGTAACGGCCACCTATCTTAAACAAGAGTGGGACCAAATTAGAGGTTTGAATAAATGGTATTTAACATCTGCCGTGGTTATTTTAATGTTAATAACTTCCGCAGGCATTTTTGGTTATCTATCAAATGCGTTTCAACAACAAAATTTAAAGTTAGAACAAGTACAACGTGAAATTGACGTTTGGAATAATAAAATTAAATTAACTAATGACCAAATTGTCACATTACAAGGTCAACAAAAGGATTTGTCAAACACTCAAAACACTTTAATTACGAAAGGTAATGTTAATAGTCGTTTAATACGATCCGCAGATAATAGAGATAGACAATCAACAAAAATTTCTAATAAAATAAATGTACTTCAGGATTCTATCGTTGTATATAATGGCAAGATAAATGAAATTAAAAATAATAACATTGAAATTGAGAGGGAAGTTGGTGGTTTCAGGTTTGTTGCCGACGCATTTGGTGTTGAATTAAATTCAGTTGTTAAATTTTTTATCATACTAATTGTTGTTGTGTTTGACCCATTGGCGGTTGCGCTTATTATTTCGTTCAACCAATTATCAATTGGTGGTAAACGAAAAGAAGACGAGATTAAACCGATTTCAGAACTATTATCAAACCCTGAAGATTTAAAAGAATTCGTTGATGAGACCGCAAGAATTAAATTATCACAAGAGGACTTGAATAAACTTGAATCTATCCTACTAAATCCATCAGTACCCAACGAAAAATTAAAAGAGGCGGCACAAAGATATAGTGACGAAGTTAGAGAAAAACACACTCATATTGAGAACTTTATAAGTGACGAGGAAATTCTAAAAAGAGCACAAGAAATTCAAATGAAAAAAACATTTGAAAGAATGGAACAGATTGAGAAATATAGGGAATCGTTACACGGACCTATTTTACCTGAAGATGAACCAATAGGAGCTTTAGCCAATAGTGGAATTAGAGAAAAATTAGAACGTGAAGAATTTGAAAGAGATGAGGAACCTTATGCGGGACCAATTGTTAGTGATGATTTTACGGTAGAACCTAATAATGCATTTGAAATGACGGAACAAATTCAAAATAATTTCAATGAGGAAGATTCTATTTGGGACGTCACATTAATGGATGGGTTGGAAGATGAAGAATCGTTTTTAACTGATGAAGAATTACAAAATATTTTCCACGAAGAATTAACAGTTGAGGAAGAAAATCAAAATTTTTCCACAATGGAACCAATTTTGGAAAATAATTTCCAAGGTAATGACGAATCCATCACCTCAATAGATGAATCAATCAATGATGAACCCGAATTAACATTCAATGACGATTTTATATCTGAGGCAATTGATGAATTTAATAGTGAATCTTTAATAGATGAACCGACCTATCAATCGGAAACAAAAGAAATTGACCAAATGTTGGATATTGTCAATAATGTCATTGATAAAGATGTCGAGGAAGAACCCCAAACGTCACCTGAAGAGGATGACGAAAAAAAAAACTAGAGTCCCAAACGGAAACATTGGAATTGGAAATTTTACCGATATCAATAGGAGATATAATAACCCCAACGTTAGAATTTCAAGACTCTAAAGAGGAGAGTGAAAATCTTTATTGGGAAGTATCCGATGACGTTAACCCAAATCAAGTCATTTATGACATTGAGAATAACGAAGTCATTATACCAACATCGGAGGATGAAATAACGGTTACACCTGAGCCGGTAAAAAAAGTAATATCAAGAAATGTTAGTTCACGACGTAGAAGTTTTAGATAGCGATAAATTAAACATAATTCGTAAGAAATCTAAGAAAACTCAAATTTTCCTATACGATACACAAAGAAGATCTGACGATTTTATCAATATGATAAAGTACAGAAAGAATGGGTTGTACGAAGACGTACCCCATTTTGTTGTTTCTAAGCTAGGTATGGTTTATCAATTATTTGACACTGATTATAGTTCCGTTACATTTGGGGAACCTAATGATGATAAGAAGATAATTAAAATTGCAATTGAGAACTTAGGTTGGTTAAATAAAAACACTATCACAGGAGTTCTTAATAATTGGATTGGTGACCCGTATAGGTCTGAACCATATATCCGTAATTGGAGAGGTCATTATTTTTGGGATAAATATGGAGAAACCCAACTTTCATCTATTTCTGAGTTATGTGAATTTTTATGTGATAAACATAATATCTTTAAACAAGTGGTCCCATCTCAGGGATATTTAGAAAACGTATCTAATTTCAAAGGAATTGTATGTAAATCTAATTTTTCAACTATTTATACAGATATAAACCCATCATTTAATTTTAGAATATTTTTTAACAATGCAAAAGAAACAACCATCGACGTATGATCAAACAAAGAAAATGTTGAATACATTAAGAAATCTTAATGAATCAAAATTTTCATATCGTACTTTATCAGAACAAGTGAATACACAAGAACCGATAGATTCGGAAAATAACGAACCAAAACAACAGGAAAGAGGGTTTGTTGTAATTAACGACGTTGAGGTGAAAATGTTATCATCTGATGAGGCAGATATGGAATTAACAGATGAACAAAAAGAATCAATTTCTGGGTTAATTGATAATTTCAAACAACAAGTGTCACAAATTGTCGATTTTCAACCTGGTATGACCATTAATTCAAATCAAATTAGATTAGACGGTAAGTTAACTGACGAAGACATTAGTTTTGTTTTAATTGCTGGTGAGGATAGTGGTACATTCATTAATGCGGAAATGTTAAAATTAGAAAATAACGTTGGGTTAATGTTAGAAAAATTGGTAAAATTTGAAGAGACTTTTAAAACTTCATTAGAACCATTAATTCAAAATAGAAATAATAACTAATGGCACTTACTGACGTAGATAAAAAAGAAATAGAAAGAATCACTAGAAAGGAAATCAAGGATTTTATGGATTCGACTCAGGCTCATAAGATTGTTATTAAACAAGTACAACAAGAGTTGGGAACAAAAAAGATTGATGATAAAATAGTTGATTTATCGACCAAAGTCGTCGTTGAATTATTTAAAACACTTTGGCAAAGAAAATCATTTTGGGAAAGTGCATTAAAATCAGTTAAATAATGAAATATACGAAACCTAATTTTAATGAAGAGTGGTCTGAGGCCTTACGTTATCGTGAATTTGAAAAAATGGGTAAAAAAGGGTGGTTAGAAGTTGCACAAAATAATTTTGAAATTAGTAATTACGACAACATCAAAGGTGTTTTAAGTAATATTGATTTAGATTTTGAAAATTTAGAAGACGATAAGAAAAAAAGATTTGAAGAGGCATTTGAAAAAGGTGAAGTTGAAATACCGATAGTAGTTAAATTTAGTGACACTGATTATGATTTATTAGGGGGTAATACGAGGTTGTCAGGTTTGTTACTAAAAGGGATAAATCCGAAATTGTGGGTTGTTGATTTAACTGAGAAAAACAAACCTATGGAAGTTGATGAGACCGACAGTGGGTCATCGGGGTCTTTCGAAGGACCGTTAATGGGAGGTGGGAATCAACAAATTATTAGGAAGAAAATAACATCAATCCCAAATATGGATTTGGATGAAGTAACCGACGCGAGTTCTTCGGGTTCGTATGATGTTCCAGCATTTGGAACAACGTCAAAAGGTCGTAAAAATCCATTAAAAATCGATGGTCCTGATAGTATATATAAAGGTAGGGCGGTAAAAGATAAGAATTTTCCTAAATGGGGAGGTCCTGACAGTGTTTTTGTGAAGGTTAAAGAAAAGTGTAAAAAATATCCTTATTGTAATCAGGGGAATACCGGTGCAATTGAATTCGTGAGTGAAAATAAAGAAATAAAGGATACAATTAATGAGATATCAAAGAAATACGGAATTTCATATAAAGAAATTGAAAAAATTGTATTAAATGATATTAACAAGATATTTATTTAGATATGAAAGTAAGTGAATTAAGACAAATTATAGAAAACATCGTTTCAGATGAGGTTAAGAAAACCATAATCAGTGAGTCGGAAAACACACAGAAAGAGGTTTATCACATAAAATGTGAAGGTGTGCCATTAGGTACTTATGAAACTCAGGAAGATGCTGAAAATGATATGGATAAATTTAAAGAAATGCATCCAGGTAAAGAATTAATCATTGAGAAGGGTGTTTACGAATCTCACGAAGATATGTTAGATAAACTTGACGAAATGAATGACCAATTAGAAGAAACAGACAATATGGAAAATACACAACCAATGGAAGGTAATGAGTTCTCAGGAGCCCTTAAGGCGGCTAAAGATGCTGGCGAAAAAACGTTTTCGGTAGGAGGTAAAGAATATGATGTGGAAGAATGTTGGACTAAACAAATGGACGAGGAGTTAATTGGTGGACAAAAGAAGTTAGACAAAAACCATAACGGTAAAATAGACGGACAAGATTTTAAAATTTTGAAAGGTCAAAAAGAAGAACCAAAAGAAGAGGAAGAGTGTAATGAGTGTGGGAATAGTGAAATGAAAGAAGAAACTTGTGAAAAATGTGGTAAAGACGTTTGTGAATGTAATAGTACAATGAACGAAAGTAAAAAGAAAACGTTACGTTTAAAAGAATCTGAATTAATTGCACTAATCGGTAGAATGGTTAATGAATCGATACCCGGTTTAGATGCCGCAAAAAAATCACACGTCGAAAGTGGTAAAGAAAATAAAGAAAATTTATCCGCAGTTGAGAAAAAAATCTCAACGTCAATGAGTTTTGACGGTAATGATAATCCTGAATTCCCGAAGGCAATAGGTAAAGGCGAAAAAGTTGCAAGACAAAATACTAAAGAGCAGGACGATGAAGTGGCAAAGAATTTTGCCGGTTTACAAAATTTAGATTACGATATTGAACCATCTGATCAATTTAAGAAAAGGTTAAAAATGGCATTAGAGGGAGATACTATTATGGGTAACGCCTCAACAACTGAGAAACCATCAATTGAACCTACAAATGGTGCCGATAAAGGTAAAGAGTCAGAAGAAAAATCGGGTAATACTATTAAAACCGACACTGCTAAAAAATTAGAAAAACAAGCAATAGATAGAAAAGAAGATAAGGATAATAGAGAGTTATATCCAAAACAATCCGTTCCTGTTAAAACAAAAAATATCAACGAAGAAGTTGAGAAAATGAAAAGAATGTTTAACTATAACGAAAAAACTCAATAATATCTTTTTTTTATTTTCATTTCTACTTATATTACATTATAAAGAATATGGAAGAGAGAGAGAGTTATTTAGAGTTGTCAATATCTGAAAGTTACAAACAACAAATCGATATTTGGTACCGAGCATATAATATAAGTCGTGAGAAGATTAATCTCTTCTACGACTTTCTTATTTCATTATATGAGTTAATTGATACCACATATTTAGGTTCGGATGTGTTGATAAGTTACGAAGATCAAAAAAATCATTTTACTTGGTGTTGGGATAAGACAATTGAAAATTTCAGTAAAGAAAAAATTCACTTTAAAGAACACGATAGTGCTTACCAATACTTCCTCAATTTTTTTATTGAGGCGTTTTATTACAATCAAATGGACAATAACGTAATACGAATTAGTGATTATTTCTATGTGTTATTCAGTTTTAAACATCGTAAATCTAGGTCGGAACTAGATATGTTAAGTGAAATCTATAAATTACTCGAACAAAACTTGAAAAAGTAAAATTTTTTCCATATATTCATATTAAAAACCGAATAAAAATATGGAAACCTTAAAACAAATCAAGGAATTAGTAGAAAAGATGTCGGTCGATACTCAAAAAGTTTATGATAGGGGTAATCGTAGCGCATCAATCCGAGCAAGAAAATATGCTCAGGAAATTAAATTACTAATTGCGGTGTATCGTAAGGATATATTGGAAGAAATGAAAAGACACGATGGAACAGATTAAATTATTTTTTTTCGTATTAAGTATAGTATACTCATTACGAATTATTGTTGAGTTCAGTATGAAACTTACACAAGAAAATCCAGAACCAATGAAATTAACAAAGTTAGAACAGACTTTACAAATAATTTCACTATCATACATAATAACATATATTTTAATTTAACAACGTGTTTGAAAGTATAAAATCATTGAGACCTCATTTTCATTCTTTAAGAGAGATTGAAAATAATGTAAGTTTAGATATAAAATTACCATTGAGTTGGAGATACGAAGATATCGTTAAACCTTATAGGTCCATTAAAATTAAGGTTCAAGATAAGAACGAAAAATTCACTTTGTTATCTTTAGTATCAACCGCAATTCAAGATGGATATGATGTTGTTTTTGCCTGTGCTTTAGAGATATTACAAATTAATAAAGATGAAGAGGAGAAACAAAAATTATTCCAACAAAAAGTAAAAGAACTACAGGAATTATTTAAAAAAGAATCGTTAGATAAGTTAAAAGATATAAACCTATTAGAGGATTATGGACAAGAGATTACAACAGGCGACGGAGTTTCTGAAGAAAGAGATGGAGAAGGATCAGATGGAGATTCTGAACCACAAGAAACAGATGATTGAAGATATAAAAAAGTTGGACAGAAAAAAAATGTTCGAAGAAAAACCAAAAAATAAAATATCTATAATTGATAAGATATTAAAGATATTAGGATATGGAAAAAAAAGGTGATTTATTAAATCAATTGGCAATTATCAGTGATTTATTGGAAAAAATAAATACAAAAACTGAATCTGTCACAATAGTTTTAGAAATGTCTGATGATGATTTTGAAAAATCATTTGATACTATTCAGAAAAAATACGGTAGAAAAATGGAAAAACCAGAAGACACGTTTACTATTAATATTGGAATGGTTGATATAGTATTTAATAAGAATAATGTCTAAATAATTCTCTTCTATTGAAACCCTTACTCTCAAGTAAGTTATACAATAAAGTTCGTTGATGGGTAGTTACATCTTTCACAAAAAAGAGATTACCCATTTTTCTTTTCACCAAATCCTCTTTAACTATTTCAAATAAACGATTCGAATCTTCAAGATTCTTATTACCAAACATTTTTACGTCGTTTTCAATCTGTATAAATAGATTTTTATTTAAGATGAATATTTGGGCGATTTCTTTTATTGGTACAATTTGATTGATTAATTCGTGATAACGAATTCTCTTTTTAGTTTGAAAATCATAAATCAATTCTTCTTGCCAATAAGGTATTATCTCCTTTATTCGAAATTTATTTCCTTCGATTAGTGCCGGTTCGTTTCTACCTAAACTATCCCTTACCCAAGTTGTGGTGGCCCAACGATTATTTGGAAAAACTAACGCCAATTCAAAAACCAGCTCCTGATTTCTTTTACCACCTTGTTGTTTCACAAATGGCGGCTTTTTTTCTGTCTTATACTCTCTCCAATAGTCATAGACGGATGTACGTTTCATACACTTATAGAATATTTTAATTCTTTTCTTGTTACAGAATAGAACTATGAAATACTTTCCATTTTTCATATAAACTTTGTTATTAATGAATATAACCCATACATTGCTAACAATGTCCAAAGAATAGTAAATAACACAATTCCTTTAGGAAACCCATTAGTTTTTTCATATACGTCTTTATATGATTCATTACTATTCTTCTTACAATTCTTACAACCCATAATAAAATATATACTATTAATTTCTTTTTTTAAAATTTTTTGACTATATTTTTAATAGAACATTAAATAACAAATAAATGATTAGTTACATCGGAGGTAAGGCTCGTATCGGTAAATGGATTGTCCCACAAATTCCAACAGACATTGAGACATATGTTGAAGGTTTCTCAGGTATGTTTTGGGTATTTTTTAATATGGACTTAACCAAATTTCCAAATTTAAAAACGGTAGTTTATAATGATTACAATCGTTTAAATGCTCATCTTATGAAGTGGTCTAAACAATATGATGTGTTATGGGATGAATTATCTAAATACCCTTGCCAACAATTGGGGGTCGTTGATACACCACCAGAATATGCTGAAATGTTTAATCAATATCAAAAAGAAGTATTTGACCCTGAATTGGTTATCACCGACGAAAATAGTTTAGAAATTGTGGGTAAATATGTATACGTGTTATGTCAAATATTTTCAGGTTCAAAACCCGAAACTGCAGCATATACGGATTATAAAGGAAAATATCGTTGCAAAGTTCTTATTTTTATGGATAAGTTAAAAAACCCTAAATTCCGTCAACACTTTGATAAAATAACTTTTGTAGAAAATTTGGATTTCCAAAAAGTGGTAGAGAAATACGATTCGCCAACAACATATTTCTATATGGACCCACCATATTGGAAGACTGAAAATTATTATTCGAATCACGATTTTGATGTTAATGACCACACACGTTTAGCTGAATGTATTAAAAATATTAAAGGTAAATTCAGTTTATCGTATTATGATTTTCCAAAGTTATCTGAATGGTTTCCTAAAGATCAATATAAATGGGAACAAAAAGATTTTGCAAAGGCTGCGGCTGCGAAGAAGGACGGTAAACAAAATATGGGTACCGAACTATTAATTAAAAATTATTAAAATTTATATGGAAACAAATTGGTACTTGGTTAAAGTATTACCTGGAAAAGAAAGGTCCTTGGCGGAAGAATTTAATAAAAATATCTCTCAGGGTAAAATAAAGAGTGTTACGAGATTTGTTTGCCCAACGGAGAAACAGGTGGTTGTGGTACGTAATAAAAAAGCAATTAGAGAAAAGGTCTTGTATAGTGGTTATCTTTATTTTGAATCACCTAAACCATTAAATGAGGATGAATTAAAAACTATTTCATTATTTCCTAATATAATGGGAATGGGTGGTAATAGAATTCCTATTGAATTACGTGAGAGTGATGTGAAAAGAATTTTAAAGGATGATGTTTTGGAAATTCACGAAGATTCAAAACGTTTAAAATATGTTATTGGTGAACAAGTTACCGTTATTGAGGGACCATTCAACACATTTGAAGGTATAATTTCAGAAATGAAAGGAGATAAAGTTGAACTCGAAATTAAAATTTTTGGAAGAAATACTGCTGTTGAGTTAACACTTAACCAAATTGCAAAAATATAATGGAAGAATTTTCACCTGAAGTTTTAATTTATTTACAAACAGTAAAAAATTATCTCAAGACAAATATTGAAGCAAAAGAATATTTTTTAGGTGATTCAGATGAAGAGTTGTTCTATAAACACTTATGTGAAATCTCACAAAAAAATTACAAAAAAAACGGTGAAGTGATGTTAGATAAAGAACAATTTGAGTTATTAAGAACAACCGTTAAGGCGGTGATAATTGCAAAAAAAGACATCTCTGAACAACCAAAAAAAGATATCGAAAAAAATGTATTTTTTGATTTAGGTGATTTTGGTAAAATATGTCTTAACTAAAAAATAAATTAAAATATAATATGTCAACAAAACTACCAAAGGATTATCCTTTATATGATACGGTTTACGGTACCGAAATCCCTATTGAACAATATTTTGTTATTTGTTATGATAAATTACCCTCAAAGTTCGTTAATAGTTTATCTTATGATCCAAAAATTATAGATTATCTTGTAGATAAATTAGGGTTTAAACAAGATATTAATATATTTTCATCAAATAGGCGTTACGACTTATCGTCACAATCATTATATGTTAATGACGAAAAACAAATGATGATTAGACTTACGGGAAATGTTATTAAAGATAAGGATCCATTAGTTCAACTTGATATTGCTTATGATTTTAAAAAAGGTAATTTGGAAAAACAATTACCAATGGACGAAATTAAAACTTTTGAAAGAAAAAGAAAAAAATCAAACATTCAATTGGTCAAAAGTGAAATGGGTCATATGGATACTGAGGAATATGACTTAGCTGTACCACAAATGGATTTAGAATTAAATTATGGCACCGAATTTAGTAAGGTACATAAAGTAATTGTTGATAAGTTAAATGAAAATAACGGTAAGGGAATTATTTTATTACACGGTGACCCTGGTACTGGTAAAACATCGTACATCAAACACTTGACTTCATTAATCACAGATAAAGACATATTGTTCATCCCACCATCGATGGCTGAGATGTTATCCGAACCTTCAATCATACCATTTTTGATGGACCACAAAAATTCAATCCTCATCATTGAGGATGCTGAACGAGTTATTTCGGATAGAGAGGGTAATGGTTCACCGGCGGGAGTGTCTAATATTCTTAATTTAACTGACGGTATTTTGGGTGATTGTCTAAGTATTCAAATTGTTGCAACCTTCAATATGAAACGAGAGAAGATAGACCAAGCATTACTTAGAAAGGGTCGTTTAATTGCTGAACATAAATTCAGTAAATTAAATGTGGAAGAAACGAATAAATTATTAAAACATATCGAAAAAGATCACGAAGTGACGGAAGGAATGACTTTGGCTGATATTTATAACATAGACGTAGAATTAATAAAAACGTCAAATAAAAGTAAAATAGGATTTTAGTCAATATGGTGGTATTTATTTATAAAACACCATATGGACAAAGGAAAAATTTACAAAATAACGAATAAAATAAATAAAAAAATTTATATTGGTTGCACAGTAAAAACTTTAGAAACTCGTTATTATGAACACCTTTATAGGTGTTTTAAAAATGATTATAAAAGTAAACTTTACAATTCTATAAAAAAATACGGTGAAGAAAATTTTACTATTGAATTAATAGAAGAATGTGATGTCAGTATTATATATGAAATTGAAAAAAAATATATTGAAAAATATGATTCTTTCAAAAACGGACTAAATAATACGTTGGGTGGTGAAGGTTGTTTGGGTTATGTACATTCGGATGAAGTAAGGGCTAAAATTTCTAATAAGATAAAAGAAGGAAAATCACACAGAGGGAAAACTTATATAGAAATATATGGTAAAAATTGTGAAAATCAAAAAGAAAAAAGAAAAGATTCAGTTAAAAAACATTGGGATAAATTAACAAACGAAGAAAGAAGTAAAAGAATAGAAAAAATAAAAGAATCAAAAAGAAATAAATCTATTTATTCATTGGACCTAATAAAAGAAATAAAAGATAAATTAAAATTAGGAGTAAAAATAAAAGAACTAACCCAATTATACCCAAATATTCGAAAAGGTTTTTTTTACGAATTAAAAAACGGTAGAAGGTGGTTAGATATTTAAATTAAAAAATTATGAGAGAAATTACTATTGATGAACTAAAACAATTACAATTAGAAGGTAAAAAAATATTGGCTGACTTCAAAGCTAAATGGTGTGTACCCTGTGGTCATTTATTAACTAGATTGGATAAAATGTCGTCGAATTACAATGATATTGAATTTGTTGCAATCGATGTTGATGATAATAAAGAAGGTTGTGTAGAATTAGGAATTCGTTCAGTACCTACTGTTATGATTTACAACGGTGAAGAATTAGTTAATCGTTCAACAGGTGCAAACGTTGATTCAGTTTATATAAAGATTTTAGATAGTTTATAATGAAACATACAATTGTTGTATTCACGTTAAATGGATGCAAGTATTGTTACGATTTAAAAAATAAATTAACAGAACTTGAAATACCATTCAATGATATTGAAATTTCAATAAATAAAGAGATATGGGATTCGGTCGTAAAACAAACAGGACATAACGTTTTACCAACTGTCTATATTAATAAAAATAATTCAAACGAAGGACCAATTTATATACCTGGAGTTGATTTTAAGAATGAAAATGAAATAGTTGAAATCATAAAAACATTCATATAGAAAAAAAAAGGGGGTTTACCCCTTTTTTTTATGCGTAATAACATAATAAAAGTATTTATGTAAAAGACTTTACTTTTAAATGGCATTACAACGAATAAATTGGGAACAGGTCAATACCGAAAACGTAACAATAGGTTCAGTTATTGACCTCGGGTCTGAATCTACCCCGTTAAATGCGGTATACGCAAATAACATTTACATATCTGGCACAAGTATAAACAGCTTAGGTGGTGGTAACGGGTCTGACGGTACATCAGGTACATCAGGTTCGGACGGAACATCAGGTTCTTCGGGTTCTGCCGGTACATCAGGTACATCGGGTGCTCGTGGTGCTTCAGGTACGTCAGGTTCATCAGGAACTTCAGGACACGGTACTAGTGGAACATCGGGTACTAGTGGTGTTGACGGTAATAATGGTACGTCAGGTTCATCAGGAACTTCAGGTGTTTCAGGTTCATCAGGTACATCGGGTAACGGTACATCGGGTACATCGGGTACATCGGGTGCTCGTGGTGCTTCTGGTGCTTCGGGTTCTTCAGGTACGAGTGGTACAAATGGTCTTGATGGTTCTTCGGGAACATCAGGTTCTTCGGGTTCTGCCGGTACATCAGGTACATCGGGTGTGAATGGTTCACACGGAACATCAGGTACTGCTGGTACTTCAGGTTCGTCAGGAACATCGGGTCGCAATGGTCTTGATGGTGTGAACGGTATAAATGGTACTAACGGGTCAAGTGGTACTTCGGGTACTTCAGGTATTTCTGGTAATCACGGTACGTCAGGTTCATCAGGAACATCGGGTGCGAGAGGTTCGTCAGGTTCGTCAGGAACATCAGGTAATGTCTATCAAACATCGTCTACTACTTTAATTGGTGACGTAGACGAATTGGTTGGTACCACACAAACATTTATTGTTGATACGAACTTATCATATAGTATCGGTCAATTGGTAATTGCAGCTTACGACGTTCAAGATTACTTAATTGGTAGAGTTTCACTTTATAATAAAAATACAGGTCGATTAGACTTATTAATAACAGATTTTGGTGGAGGTAGTTCTCACGACTCTTGGTCAATCAACTTATATAGTGCGATTGGTAGTGGTAGTGGAAGTCCATCTACTCTCAGAGTAACAGATGGTTTAACAACGGTTAACGGTGTTGACCAGATTACATTTGACGGGGCAACTGTAATTAACAATGGTAATGGTGATGTAACGGTTACCGTTGTTGGTGGTGGAGGTGTAGGAACTGATGGAACATCAGGTACTTCAGGTATTTCAGGTTCAGATGGATCTTCAGGTACTTCAGGTATTTCAGGTTCAGATGGATCTTCAGGTACTTCAGGTACTTCAGGTACTTCAGGTATTTCAGGTTCAGATGGATCTTCAGGTACTTCAGGTATTGACGGTTCTTCAGGTACAAGTGGTATTGATGGAACTAATGGTTCTTCAGGTACAAGTGGTATTGATGGAACTAATGGTTCTTCAGGAACATCGGGTTCAGATGGATCGTCGGGAACTTCAGGTATTGATGGTACTTCAGGTACTTCAGGTATGGACGGTTCACACGGAACATCGGGTACTGCAGGTACTTCAGGTTCTTCAGGTACGTCACCCGCAGGTTTTTCGTCAGGAACATCAGGAACATCGGGTTCTAGTGGTTTTGATGGTAGTTCTGGAACGTCGGGTTCATCGGGAACTTCAGGTATTGATGGTACTTCAGGTACTTCGGGTGTAGACGGAACATCGGGTACATCGGGGATTGATGGTTCAGATGGTACATCAGGAACAAGTGGTTCTTCAGGTAATTCAGGGGGTGCCGTTAAAGTTTATCAAATTGTATTATCATATAGTTCAAATGTTATGGACACGTTCCCTAATGGTTTGGTAAGTGTTACAGGTCCAAATGGTGAAAACGTAAGTACATTACAAAGTGCGGGATGGGTCTTTAGTCGAGTTGATGGAACAACACTAAGTATAAGTAGACCTATCGGTTTACAATCACAACCATTAGTTAATGTCACAACACACGGTATTAATGGTAGTGTGGTGTGGACTAAATCACCGACTGCAGTTGCAAGTACGGGTTATGCTGCGGAACAAACATATAGTGGAGGTTTATTTACAACATTAAAAATATACGGTTTGAACTCAACTAATACAGGTTTAGTTAGCTCTGGTGCTACGAATTTAATAATAACATTTGGTTTGATATCGTAAAAGTAATTTATAGAAATGGGAATACACGTACCTGAGAAAATATTGGTTGGTAAAATAAAATTTGGAACAACATTTGTTTCGGGATTCTATAGTGATAACACTAGTCCGTATGATGGGGCTCCATTATCGTATACCGCAACATTTGAAGTTCCATCATATAGTGCCGGTTATCCAGGATACTACAACAATCCTAATTTATACAATGTTAATGATGTCCAAGTAGGTTGGCAATTTCTCTTACCAAATGGTAAATGGTATGACATCACAAATGTGGTATCAACAAATGGAGATAATGAAATTGTTTTACAAATTACTGACACCGATTTACGAGTTTTAACGACCGATTCAAACAACGACCCACCAAATAATGGCCCGACTGAGGGTAATTATGGTATTTTATTTCCGTTAGTTAATGGAGTACCACAAATTGCAAATTTATCTAATTTCACCTCGGCGTTTCCTATTGATAGTTATTGGATTGATGATTTACACGGTGTTGCCACATCATATTTGGCCGCAAATGGTGGATCGGGTTCTGCGGGTACCGCCGGTACGTCAGGCACTTCAGGTGTTGATGGTGTTAGTGGTACGAGTGGTACATCGGGTTCTTCGGGTACGAGTGGTGTTGACGGCACATCAGGAACAAGTGGGTCTTCTGGAATATCGGGTGTAGATGGTACATCGGGTTCTTCGGGAACAAGTGGTTCTAGTGGAACATCGGGAGATAGTTTATTTGCACTTACAGGTTCTGTTTGGGCAACAACAAACGACATTGAAATTACGGGTAGTTTAAGTATCACATCACAATTAGGAGTGGTTGATGCTAATATAGTGATGACTGATAGTTCATCATTATATATGACGAGTGGGTCGAATATCTATGTCGACGGAGGAATTATTAGTGGTGCATATATCTACGGTGATGGTTCTAATTTAATTAATATTCCGGCAAGTGGTGTTACAGGATTACAACTTAATCAAATTACAAATGGAGACGCTACTGCATCTATTACACCTGATGGATTACAAATAAATGTACCCACGTCAATTACCGGAGCATTGTATGTTGACGGAATAATTACCGCAAAGGAATTACATATTGATTATGTAACATCTTCTATTTTATATCAATCAGGTTCGACTAAATTTGGGGATACGACAGATGACATTCACGAATTTACTGGTTCATTGTTTATAAGTGGTTCCATTAATATTAACGAAGGTGATTTATTAATTAATGGTGTCCCATTCTCGGCAATGACATCGGGTACATCAGGAACAAGTGGTTCTAGTGGAACATCGGGAGTTGACGGAGTTTCGGGTACTAGTGGTACTTCAGGTTCAGATGGAACTAGTGGTTCATCAGGTACCAGTGGTGTTGATGGTGTTAGTGGAACATCAGGAACAAGTGGTACATCTGGTTCTTCGGGTATCTCAGGTGTGGATGGAACAAATGGTTCTTCTGGTACTTCAGGTACTAGTGGTATTGATGGAACGTCAGGATCTAGTGGTACTTCAGGTTCAGATGGGTCTTCAGGTTCAAGTGGTACTTCAGGTACATCTGGAGTTGACGGAGTTTCAGGTACTAGTGGTACTTCAGGTACTTCGGGTTCGGATGGGACAAGTGGTTCTTCAGGTACTAGTGGTGTTGATGGTGTTAGTGGAACGAGTGGTACGTCAGGAACAAGTGGTTCTAGTGGAACATCGGGAGATAGTTTATTTGCACTTACAGGTTCTGTTTGGGCAACAACAAACGACATTGAAATTACGGGATCATTATCGATAACCTCACAGTTAGGGGTAACAGATTCAAATATAATAATGACAGATAGTTCTTCACTTTATTTAACAAGTGGAAGTAATATATATGTCGACGGAGGAATTATTAGTGGGGCCTACATTTATGGTGACGGTTCTAATTTAATTAATATTCCAGCAAGTGGGGTTACGGGATTAGAATTAAATAAAATAGTTAGCGGAAATGCGAGTGCATCAATAGAAGAAACAGGACTTTATGTTAATAGGGATGTTTATATCGATGGTATATTAACTGCAAAGGAATTACATATTGATTATGTAACATCTTCAGTCCTTTATCAAAGCGGTAGTACTAAATTCGGTGATACTTTAGACGATACTCACCAAATTACGGGGTCAGTTGATATCACGGGTTCATTATATTTAAATGGACAACCCGTAGGTGTTGGGAAATTGGATGAATCTTGGTTTAATAATTATGTATCAAGCTCAACATCACAATTTGCGGGTACGTCGTCATATGCTATATGGGCTGAGAATGCTGTAATAGTATCAGGAGCAAATAAACAGCTACACGTTTCCTCACCATCAAATACTTGGTCATTTACACATAATTTACACGAAAGATATCCGGTAATAAATGTATTTGACAGTAACGGTTACATCGTTGTACCCGAAAGTATTAGAAGTATCAATCAAGATACGATTGAAGTTTATTTTAACACACCCGAAACGGGCCACGTTGTTGCTTCTGTCGGAGGTGCAGGTACATCAGGAACATCAGGCTCGTCAGGATCGAGCGGTGCATCAACAAGTTACTTCTTTTATAAAGTAAAAACGACAACATTTGGTGGTAACCCTGGTGGATTCCATTTAAATTATACAGATTCCACACAAATCAATTCCAATCAAATTAATGTTAGTCACATTACAGATGATCAAACAGATATTGATATATTTTTAAAATTAATATCTGAAAATCAGTTTATAACAATCCAAGATAGAAACGAGTCTAATAATTATCAAATATGGCAAGTTAATGGTACACTAACACAGATTATTGATGTACCAAATTATTGGACAATCCCCGTTACACTTGTTGAATCGGGTGGTACGGGTACGACTAACTTTAGTAATGATCACGAAGTATTTCTTACTATATCACAGGTTAGTGGAACTTCAGGTACGTCCGGAACTAGCGGTTCTTCAGGTACTAGTGGTGTTGATGGTGTTAGTGGAACGTCAGGAACAAGTGGTTCTAGTGGAACGTCGGGTTCTTCAGGTATTTCAGGTGTAGACGGTACAAATGGTTCATCAGGTTCTTCAGGGACAAGTGGAACATCCGGAACTAGTGGTACTTCAGGGGATAGTTTATTTGCATTAACAGGATCACATTGGAACACAACGAACAATGTTCAAATTACCGGTTCATTAGATATTACATCTCAATTAGGTATTATCGATTCGAATGTAATTGTAACCGATAGTTCATCACTTTATTTAACAAGTGGTTCCAATTTATATATACTCAATGGACAAGCCGATTTAACGAATACCGATTTAACAATTAATACGGGTAATTTAACTGTTAATAACGGAACAATCAGTGGGTCATTTGTTGGTGATGGTGCTGGTTTATATAACATTCCATACACTGGTATTACCGGACTACAATTAGATAGAATTGTTAGTAATGACGTAAGTGCATCGTTAGAAAACGGAACACTTGATATCAATACTAATGTCAACATTGATGGTATATTAACCGCAAAGGAATTACATATTGATTATGTAACATCTTCTATTTTATATCAATCAGGTTCAACTAAATTCGGCGATACTTTAGATGATACTCACCAAATTACAGGTTCGTTATATACGACTGGTTCGGTTACGATTGATGGAGATTTAATTGTTAATGGTACAACAATATTAAGAACTACAGATCCACTAAGAGATTCGTTGATTATATCGGGAGCTTTAGCTATGGTTTATGCTCAAATTCAATCACAAATTGTGTCAGCATCCATATCAATGGGTAGTCAGACGGTTTTATTACAGGATCAAAATAACATTGTTATGGATTTAGGAGGATTTTAATAAAAAAAAAATAGAAATAACTCGAGGATGATTAAAAATAAAGTATTTATAAACTAAACAAACACACGTAGATGGCACAAATCATTAAACACAGAAGGGGTTCGCTGGCAACCCTCAAAAACACAACGGCGAGAAACGGTGAATTAATCATAGCCACCGGTTCGATTGGTAACTTACAAGGTCCTTTCATCTTTATCGGTTCACCGGTATTAAGTGACGAAGGAGTTGCGGGAGCATTCAACGCCGTATCAAAAATTTATCAAGGAGCAAATGCGCCGACAATATCGGCGGGAACTTATGGTTCAGGTTTAGATGGTACTCCATTCTATGCTAGTTCTGAAAATAAATTATACATATTAAACAACGATAACGTTGGTAACAGTGATTTAAATTTAGTTGGTAACATTGAAGGGCATACTATCAGTGGTGTAACAATTACAAATTTAAGTGGTACGACTGCAACGTTTAGCGACCAAGTTAATATCAGTGGTTCTATGAACATAACTGGTAGTTTTTGGTTAAACGGTTTTGAATATACCGCAAATACCTCAGGAACAAGTGGTACTTCGGGAACTTCAGGTACTTCAGGTAGTTCAGGTTCTTCAGGAACTGCGGGTACTTCAGGTTCTAGTGGTTCATCGGGAACATCAGGTACTTCAGGTTCTAGTGGTTCATCAGGAACGGCTGGAACTTCAGGTTCTAGTGGTTCAGATGGTTCATCAGGTACTTCAGGTTCATCAGGAACTGCAGGGACTAGTGGAACGTCGGGTTCATCTGGTAGTGATGGTTCTTCAGGTACTTCAGGTTCTTCAGGAACTGCGGGTACTTCGGGAACTTCAGGTTCTAGTGGTTCGGATGGTTCATCAGGTACTTCAGGTTCGTCGGGTTCTAGTGGAACTTCAGGTACTTCAGGTTCTAGTGGAACATCAGGTTCTAGTGGTTCTGACGGAACTTCAGGTACTTCAGGTTCTAGTGGAACTTCAGGTACTTCAGGTTCTAGTGGTACATCAGGAACAGCAGGAACATCAGGTAGTTCAGGAACTAGTGGTACAAGTGGTACATCGGTAACAGTATCGGGTACAAATAACACAATTGGAAAATTCCTAACAGGTGAAGGGGACCCAACCTTAGTAGATTCAAATATTACAGATGACGGTTCAGTGGTTAACATCACGAGTGACGTTACAATTCAGGGTACATTATCCGCAAGAGAATTAAATATTCTATTAGTTTCATCATCAGTACTTTACCAATCAGGTTCAACTAAATTTGGTGATACGCAAGATGACACTCATCAATTCACAGGATCGGTTTATATCACAGGATCAGCGTTGGAAATTGTTGGTGGTGATTTAATCATTAATGGTACATCATATAACGCAGCAACGTCAGGAACAAGTGGAACTTCAGGTTCTAGTGGTTCTGACGGTTCATCAGGAACATCAGGTTCTTCAGGAACGGCAGGGACAAGTGGTACTTCAGGTAGTTCAGGAACTGCTGGTACTTCAGGTACATCGGGTTCTTCGGGCACATCAGGTTCTAGTGGTAGTGACGGGTCGTCAGGTTCATCAGGAACATCAGGTACTTCAGGAACATCAGGTTCTAGTGGTTCGGATGGTTCATCTGGCACATCAGGTTCATCAGGAACATCAGGTACTTCAGGAACTTCAGGTTCTAGCGGTTCGGACGGTTCTTCAGGAACTTCAGGTTCTAGCGGTTCATCAGGAACTTCAGGTTCTTCAGGAACGGCAGGTACTTCAGGTACATCAGGTGCCGCAACCATCAATAATAACGTAGATAATTATTTATTAACAGCAACAGGAACTGACGGTTTAGTTGAAGGTGAGGCTAATTTAACATTTGACGGTAATACATTAACAGTAACAGGTGATTTAGTTGTAACTAATAACATATTCACAAATAACATTGAAGGAGAAGGTAGTGGAGCATTAGTTTTATCTTCAAGAGATTACGCTCAATTACAATATAATGACGGAGTTACTGCACATTATTTTTGGTTAGATGAAAATGGTATTCACGTTGAAGGTGAAACTTCAGTGACAGGAGCGTTTAATGTTAGTTCGGGTAATATTTCGGGTTCATTTGTTGGTGATGGTGCAGGTCTTTACAATATTCCAGCAAGTGGAGTTACGGGATTAGAACTAAATAAAATAGTAAGTGGTTCGGTAAGTGCTTCTATCCAATCTGACGGAACATTCAGAGTAAATGGTGACACATACATTGATGGTATATTGACGGCAAAGGAATTACATATCGATTATGTTACTTCTTCAGTACTTTACCAATCAGGATCAACTAATTTTGGTGATACTTTAGATGACGTTCATTCGTTTACTGGTTCAGTTGATATATCGGGTTCATTATACCTAAATGGTGAAGTTGTTGGAACGGGTAAATTAAACACACTCGACTTTAACGAATATACTTCATCAATCTCCTCTACTTTCTCAGGTACCTCATCAAATGCGGTTTCTGCGTCGTATGCGGTGTATGCGGAAAATGCTGTTATAGTTTCAGGTCAAACTAAAACGTTAAATGTGACGTCAGCATCAACAACTTGGTCATTTGTACACAATTTAGGTTACAAATATCCAGCAATTAACGTTTTTGATGATAACGGATATGTAATTATTCCTTCGAATATTGTTGTTGAAGATAGTAATAATTTAAAAGTTTACTTTAACTCGGCACAATCGGGTACGGTTATTGCGACTGTCGGTGGTAACGGTTCATCAGGAACTTCAGGTTCATCAGGAACTGCTGGCACCTCAGGTAGTTCAGGTAGTTCAGGTTCATCAGGAACATCAGGTTCAAGTGGTTCATCAGGTACTTCAGGTACTTCAGGAACTTCAGGGTCTAGTGGTTCGGATGGTTCTTCAGGAACTTCAGGTAGTTCAGGAACAGCAGGTACTTCAGGAACTTCAGGGTCTAGTGGTTCGGATGGTTCATCTGGCACATCAGGTTCTTCAGGAACAGCAGGTACTTCAGGTTCTAGTGGAACTTCAGGTTCGAGCGGTACTTCAGGTAGTTCAGGTTCATCAGGAACTGCAGGTACTTCAGGTACTTCAGGAACTTCAGGGTCTAGTGGTTCTGACGGTTCATCAGGTACTTCAGGTAGTTCAGGTTCATCAGGTTCTTCAGGAACTGCAGGTACGTCAGGAACAAGTGGTACATCTGGAACTTCGGGAGATAGTTTATTCGCTTTAACAGGGTCAGTTTGGGAAACAACATATAATGTTAACTTCAATGGCCCAATGACCGCATCAGTAATCTCATCTTCATTTGTTGGTGATGGTGCAGGTCTTTACAATATTCCAGCAAGTGGAGTTACGGGATTAGAACTAAATAAAATAGTAAGTGGAAATGCAAGTGCATCGATTAGTGATTCAGGTTTATATGTTAATAGAGACCTTTACGTTGACGGTGTCATCACAGCTAAAGAATACAACGTAACATTAGTTTCGTCTTCAGTTCTATACGAATCAGGTTCAACTAAATTTGGTGATACACAAGATGATACACATCAATTCACTGGTTCATTATTTATTACAGGTTCTGTATTAGAAATTGTCGGCGGAGACTTGATTATCAATGGTACATCATATAATGCTGCTACTTCAGGTACTTCAGGAACTTCAGGAACTTCTGGTTCTAGTGGTACAAGTGGTACTTCAGGTTCTAGTGGAACTTCAGGTTCTAGTGGTTCAAGTGGTACTTCAGGTTCTTCAGGAACTGCCGGTACTTCAGGTACATCAGGTTCTAGTGGTTCTGACGGTTCATCGGGTACTTCAGGTAGTTCAGGTTCATCGGGTACTTCAGGTTCTAGTGGAACTTCAGGTTCAAGTGGTACTTCAGGTTCATCAGGTTCTTCAGGAACCGCTGGTACTTCAGGAACAAGTGGAACTTCAGGTTCTAGTGGTTCGGATGGTTCATCTGGCACATCAGGTTCTTCAGGAACTGCGGGTACTTCAGGTACATCAGGTTCTAGTGGTTCTGACGGTTCATCAGGTTCTTCAGGTAGTTCAGGTACATCAGGTTCTAGTGGTTCAAGTGGAACGAGCGGTACTTCAGGTAGTTCAGGTTCATCGGGAACTTCAGGAACTTCAGGTAGTTCGGGTTCTTCAGGAACTTCAGGAACTTCAGGTTCTAGCGGTTCGGATGGTTCATCAGGTACTTCTGGTAGTTCAGGTTCATCGGGTACTTCAGGTTCTAGTGGAACTTCAGGTTCAAGTGGTACTTCAGGTTCTAGTGGTTCAAGTGGTACTTCAGGTTCTAGTGGTTCAAGTGGTACTTCTGGTTCTTCAGGAACTGCGGGTACTTCAGGTACATCGGGAGCGGCAACCATTAACTATAACACAGGAAGTTATATTTTAACAGCAACCGGAACCGACGGATTAATTCAAGGTGAAAGTGGGTTAACATATGATGGAACATCATTAAACGTATCGGGTTCGACTATAGTTAGTTCAGACTTAACTGTCAGTGGAAACACAATGTTGGGTGGTGATTTGTATGTGTCAGGTAACTTACAAGTTTTAGGTTCAGCAACGAATGTTACTATTCAAGCAAGTACAGTTGAAATTGGTGATAACATAATTTTAGTAAATGCTTACTCACCATTCCAAAGATACGCAGGTATCACAGGATATGACTCAGGGTCAATTGGATTATCGGGTTCAATGTTATGGGATTCACAAAATGATAATTGGTTAGCGGTTGACGGTTCTAATAACTCAAGTAAAGTAATTGGAACGACTGCAGGTACTTTAGGAAGTGAAACAAGTTTAACTTCGGGTACTTTCCCAATTGCATCTTCGGATAATACGATTGGTGATAGTTTATTAACTTATAGTGGAACGACATTACAATTCAACACAGATAAGTTCACAGTTGAATCGGAATCAGGTAATACTGTGATTGCGGGTACGTTAACTGTATCTACAAACGGAAGTGACTTGGTAAGTAGTACAAGGTCTAATGTAACATTCAAAAACGCCGACAACGTATTTGGAGAAGTTGCAACCACAGATACCACTGATGTAGTCTCAACAGTATTAGGTTACAGACAAAGTGATGGTCAATTAGTCTTCTCCAACATCATCGATGGTGGAACATTCTAAACGATAAATAAAAAGATAAAAGGAGGACCTAAAAAATCCTCCTTTTTTATTCTTATTGAGAAATCAAACTATTTATAGAGTACGATGGGTATACAATTTATAGGGGGACTAAGAATAGTCCCTAATGTACATAATGGATTAGGTAGTTATTATCTTTACGAACAATATTCACCCGCACAAATTCCGGGTTCAATTACGTTTCCCAATCACAACAATAGTGTTGGGTCATTAAATCCAAATGAAATTGGTCAAACAACAGGTGAAACTTTAACACAAATATACATTAACGAGTTAGATTCAGAATCAATCGACTACTCAACATATTTACAACAATTAGTTGGGAATCACACTAGATTAACATTAACCCAAGGTTCCAATTTTATTGTTTTAGATTGTAATGAGAACGCATTTACATATAATTCAGGTCAATTTGTTTCCGATTTTGTTGAAGGAGTCAGTATTGCTGGATCAATCACAATCGTAACATCCTCCACAGGTAGTTTCAATACTGTAGAACCGATAACATTTAATATTGTTGTTTTACCACCATCTAACACACCAACTAGTACACCAACACCAACAGATACACCAACACCAACACCAACTAGTACACCAACACCAACTAGTACACCGGTACCATCAACTGCTACACCTACAAGTACTCCGATACCAAATCCATCTTGTGACTTGGGTTATAATGTTTTAACCAATACACCTACACCTACACCTGTACCAACAGATACACCGACTCCAACAGTCACACCGATACCAAATCCATCTTGTGACTTGGGTTATATAATATTTGCCGATACACCTACACCTACACCAATACCAACAGATACCCCAACCCCTACTCCAACCGCAACATTAAATCCAAATCCATCTTGTGACTTGGGTTATATAATATTTGCCGATACACCTACACCTACACCAATACCAACAGATACACCAACTCCAACACCAACTGCTACACCAATACCAACAGATACACCGACTCCAACACCAACTGCTACACCAATACCAACAGATACACCGACCCCAACACCAACTGCTACACCA